CCTGCTCGTGCTGAAGCCATTGCCGCGCGTCATCAACAGCCTTGTCGAAGCGCTCGTTGTCTTCCGCCTCTTCTGCCCCCTGCTGCGCCACTGGCTGTGCCATGCGCTCAAACCGCGCTGGGTCGTCGAACTCAACGGGTGGCCTGAACCATAGGGCGCCATCGGCGCCGCGATATGCCACCAGCTCGCTCATATCGCCAAGAGCGTATGTAGTCTGGAGCCGGCCGCGCCCAATCTCGGTGTAGGTTGTGCCGCGCTTGATGTGCCGGTGCGTGGGAGTTGCCGCCTGCTGTGTCTGCGCCACGGGAGGGCGGGCTGAGAGCATGGCACCGTATACGGCGCGGGGGCCTGCCCAGTCATGACCATCGCCAGCATCAGAGCCGGCGGCTTCCATTTCCGGCGTCGGCTCGACCGGCACCAGCGCGAACCCATCGGCCGCCACCGGCTCGGCCTGCGGCTGGGCGGCGAGGGTATCGATGGCCGCAGCAGCTTTCATGGCTGCCGTCTGCAGCGCTTCGATGCTTTCGCGTTCGGTGAGATTCAAGCGCTTCTTGTCGTCCGCGAGCGCGTTCAATGTGTCGCTGTGCCCGAACGTGCGTAGCGTCTTTGTCAGCGCCGCCAGCGCCTCGGCCGTCTTGGTGGGGTTAGTCATGGCGATTGATGGCGATGTTTCGGATGAACGCCGCAGCTTCTTGCAGGCCATTGGCCAGCTGTACGCGCTGCAGGTGCGGTGCGCACGCAGCGAGTTCCGTCAGCCGGCCTGCGAGATCGATGGCCGCCTGCTGCGCCGCCTTGTTGATCGCGACCGGCGTTGCGATGGGGCTGTCATTCTTGCCCTTGGTATTCACGGCACATACGCCATTGGTCGGAACATCGGCCGGGCGCCAGATGTGGCCGCAGCCATGGCACTTATGCGAACGGTGCGGCGGGTTGTCCCAGACCTTTGGTGCATCCTGCATCTGGTCGAACATCAAGGGGCCGCACTCCGGCGCGTCGATGTGCTGCTTCCCGCACGCAGGGCAGTGCAGCACCATGTCGATGGGCGCTGGCTCGGCCATCGTGGCGTTGATGGCTGAGTAGAGCTGCTCGCGAGCCTGCGACACGCGCAGCTCTGAGTCGACGCTCCTGCGCTCCAGTCCAACGTCTTGGCCCAGCGCGAATTCTGCGGCACCGAATTCGGCCACCAGCCTCATCATCTCTTTGGCGCGAGTATTCGATGGGTTCTCGTTGTTCACTTGATGCATTTGCGGCCCCCGTTGTTTGCTGCCGGGTGATCGATCAGCCGACCAAGCGCTGCGCCAAGCGTGGACAACGCTTTCTTCTGGCTCCCCTCGCAAGAATGGCTTCTCTCGATGGTGTTGTCGCACAAGTGGTTGGCGAGAGCCCAGGCCGTCTCGCGGTCAAGCTTGAGGGTTATCTCGGACACCTGGATCCACGACGTCGAAGTGTTCTCGATTGCGCCATTGAGGTTGCCGCGCCATCCCGACTGGATGGGAGACTGAACTTCTGATGCTTCGCTCACGCCAGATCCTCCGCAGTGATGGTGTGCTCGCGCGTGTCCTTCACGCCCCACCGGTTGAACGTCGCGTTCTGCTCCAGCCAGTCCAGCACCAGCTTGTCCAGCTCGTGGAGCTTTTCGCGGCTGACTTCGATGATCCTGTCGTCGGAGGAGATCTCGTCGTACAGGCGCTCGTCGAGGCACTCGATCAGACGCTCCGTGAAGGGCCACTTGCTTGGTGTGCGCAGGTACTCGATGGCCGGCGCAAGGCGGCCGACGTGGATCGTCGTCCCGATGTGCGCGTCATCGCCACCGAAGGCATTCGACGCCGCTTCCGCGATAGCTGCGGCCTCGCTGTCGAATTCGCCGTAGTACTCCTCGCCGTCGTAGCTGTAGGCGTACTTGTGACCCGCGGCCGCCGGCTGCTGGTTGATGTCGACGGATGATCCGTCGGATGCCACCAGCACGCCGGTCTCGGCGTAGTGGTCCATGGCGTTGGCGACGGCAGCAGCGTTTTGCTGTTCGTCGTTGGTGGGCGTCGTGTTCATGCTTGCTGTTGCGCCGGAGCGGCGCCGATGAGGTTGCGGATCTGTACGGCCAGGTGCTCGTTGCCGAACCTCCTGCCGCGCTCGTACTGGTTCTTGCCGTGATGCACGATCGTGACGAGCACGTTCACGCCCACGTCCTTGGGGACGGAGAAGTGGCGGTCGCCATCGCAGTCGTAGATGTCGGCCTGCGATGCGTCGAGCTGGTTCTGCACGGCATACAGATCGAACTGATGGAGGAAGTCCTCGCACTCCGGCTTGAGGACTGGCGGCTGGGTGGACATGGTGGCCTCCTGGGGTGGTAGCCGCCGGGCGCGCCGGCGGCGCTGCTTCAGTCGATGCGGTCGATGGTGTAGGTGGTCAGCGTGCCGCCGACGCGGACGCGCAACTTCACCTCGTTGCCCACGCTCAGGCGCAGGCCTGCAGCGGAAGTGGGGTCGGGCTGAAGGCGAGTGGCACGCGAATGCGCCTCGATCGTCGAGCGCGCGGCGTGCAGGTCGGCCTTCAGCGTTTCAGGGAACAGGCAGAGGTTCGAGCCATGCGTGTCGAAGGCTCCGTCGAGGATGAACGACACGCCGAGCGCATGGTTCGGCAGGGGGCTGCCGCACCACTCGTGCGGATTGCGCACGATGGCCAGGCACTTCGTGTAGGCGCCGCCCCGCAGGTTCCAGCGGGGGGCCGACGACCCGCCGGCGTAGACGTAGTGCGACACCGGGTTGCGTGCATCTTCGCGATCCCACTGAAGGATGGGCGGCGCGTCGGCGTGGACGGCGGTGAGGAACGCGATGTAGTTGCCAGAGCGCGGCGCGATCACCTCGATCTCGGTGGCCTGGGGCAGCACCAGGCGGGAGAACTTCTCCCACGTCATCGCCGAGCCCGCGATCTCGGTGTCGGCCGGCTGGGCGGCCTTGAGGTGACCGAACACGCCGGCGCTGGGCTGCTCGACCTTGAGGCTCGGCCGCCAGATGGTGGTCAGCTCGTCCAGCCTGGCATAGCGGCGCTCGAGCGAGCGGGCGATACCCAGCTTCTCGACCAGCTTCTCGGCGGCGTTGATGGCGCCGGTCTTCGGCGCGGCCTGAGGGCGCTGGTACTGCAGCGGGTTCATCTTCTCGGCGAAGCGGCGTTGCACCTCGCTGCCCGGCAGGCCATTGCGAATGTCGTCCAGCAGCGTGCCGATCATGGAGCTGCGGACGTGGCAGAAGCCAGCAGGAGCGGTGACCACCGACAGCCAGGTGCCAGCGTCGCGTTGCGGCCGCGACGGGGCGGTGGCGCGGGCTCTGTACAAGTTGAGCAGCCACTCGGCAACGCCCAGCACCTTCTCGCTGCGGTACAGCGCGTTGCCCTTGAGCAGGGTGACCGCGTCCTCGAGGTGGGCTTGGGTGTAGAAGGCGAGGGCGGCCACCAGCATGCGGTAGTCCTCGGCCTTCTCGGCCATCTTCTGGCGCGCCGTCTGTGCGCGGTCTCGGTGGACCAGCTGCTGCGGCGGCACGACGTGCAGGTGGTTCCAGTCGCCCGTGACGGCGGTGCCCCAGTGGCGCTCCGACGTGTAGAAGACGCCGTCGATGGGCGAGTGCTCGACGAGTGAGCGCAGCGCGCTGACGGCATCACGATAGACGGCCGGCGCGTCGGCTTCATCCCACAGCACGGACTGCACCTTGCCGTGCTCGTCGATCACGACCAGGCTGCCGTAGCGGTCGACGAACGAGCGGCAGGTGTTGCAGTTGTGGATCTGCCGGATCTCGCTGTCCAGGTTGTCCAGGTAGATGTCGTACAGGCCGGCGGCCTTGGTGGTGAACAGCGGCGTGCCGGGGCTGACGAGGCGCTCGAAGCGCGAGCGGATCTGGCGCGACAGGGCTTCGTAGTCGATGTCTTCGAGCACGTCTTGCGGGGTGGCGGTGAGCATGGAGTTCCTCGAGTTGTGGCTCAGGCGAGAAGTGCCTGGCTGGTGGTGGTGCCGCCGACTGCTCGGCGGTTGATGTCGACCTTGCGGCCTTCGGCGTAGCCCTCGTCTCGGCCGTGGCCGACCCTGGTTTTCGAGTCGCGGGTCTGCTGCTGGCCAAAGCGCTCTGCGACCGCATTTGCTTTGCTCACGACGAGCGCGCGAGACGCCGATGTGGACTGCATCTCGGCGCGCTTGCGCTCGATCTCGGCGTTGATGCTTTCGACCACGGCGCACACGAAGCCGAGCCGGAACTGCTCAGCCTCCTTGCGGCCGACGCTGCCGTGAGCTTCGCGCTTGAACCGGGCCAGGGCCATGCCGAGCTGGTTGACCACGTACAGGTGGGTCCACAGGCAGATCTGCGCGTCGGACTTGAAGCCGCTGTAGCGGATGTGGACGCCGAGCTGATGCGAGTAGGTCCACTCGGCCTTGCAGTCGTTGAGGCGCGCAATGGCCAGACACAACATGCCGGACCAGGTGCAGGTGGACGATGCGCGAGCCTCCGGGTTCATCGTGCCGCCGACGCTCTCGAATCCGAACGAGTCGGCCTTCTTGAGCTGGGCCTCGATCACCCCGGCGTGATCGATCTGGTAGCGGCGCATGATCTTCTCGGCCTGGCTCGCGGCGGCCGCAGCCTCGGCGGGGTTGGCGCGGTCATCGTTGGCGATGGCCAGCAGCTTCTGCACGCGCCGAAGCACAGCCTCGAGGTCTTGCTTGTCGTCGGACATGGTTGCTCCTAAGGTGGGCGAATCAGTGGCGGTGTTCCGCCAGGTAGATGACGATGGGGATCAGCACGTAGAACACGCCGATGGCGATGGCGAAGAGGCGCATGGCAGCGTGCTCTTTGTCCTCGGCCCGGTCGCCCATGTAGGTGTGGCGGTTCATGCAACAATCTCCTGAAGGGCCAACAGAAAGTTGGCGTGAGCGCATGTTATTTAACAAACAAACAGTTTGTCAAGCAACAGGCGCAAGAAAGCCAGCTTGGCTACTCGCCGCGGTGGACGGCGGCGGCCAGCGCCTTGATGGACGACGACAGCGCCGGCGTCGGGTTCTGCACGAAGGCTCGGCGCGCCTGCGCCAGCTGGCGCTGCGCCACGGTGCGCGGCTTCCCGATGGCCTGGAGGTAGGCCCGTTGTGCCTCGAGCACGGCGCGCGCGGCCTCGAGCCGGCGGCGCCAGTAGGGCTCTTCGCTGGGAACGCAGCGCCGCAGCGCCATCTCCTCGAACTCGACGGATGCCTGCCAGATGTCGATGTGCTGGTCGATGATGCGGGACATGGTCAGCTCCAGTGCGCCACGAGGGCGACGATCACGATGAAGTAGCCGAGCCAGAACTGGCCGGCGGGCGTCAGGTGGCGCATGGCGTCTCCTCGAAGAGCTGCCCACGGAAGGCGGTGCCGAAGCGCTCGCGGAACGTGTCGGCTGGGCCGTTGTTGGTCCAGGCGCCGCTGCAGCTGTGGTGCGTCCAGGCGTTGCCGTCGCTGCCGCGCCAGTAGGTGGCCAGCTCGAGCCAGCGCCCGATCTGGGTCATGGTGATCACGCGGCCGTCGCGCGTGCGGTACTCGGTGGTGCGTGCGGTGGTCATGCGGCCTGCTCCTGGAGGTAGGCGGATCCGTCGGCTGCGGCGGCCAGGCCGCGCTCGATCTCGCCGGCCAAAGCACCCCAGCCGCGGGCGACGTGCGTGGCCTTGCGGCCGTGGTGCTGGTTGACCTCGCCAAAGCTGGGCGCCAGCCGCGCGCGGCACGCGGGGCCCAGGTGCCACGGAATGACGTGGACGTCGGGCTGCAGCGAGCGGCGCGAGAACCAGACGAAGCAGCGCAGGCCGGAGGGGTGGCGGATCTCGACGCGCACCTCCTCGTCGTCGTGCTCGCGGTTGCCTTCGGCGCCGTGCTTGGTGGCGATCTCGAGCAGGCGCAGACCCATGACCAGCCGGTCGGCCTTGCGGCGCTCGGTGAGGGCGGTGGTGACGGAAGTCTTCATGCGGCCCTCAGCTTCGGCATGCCGTGGTGGTGCTCGAGGAACTCCATCGGCGTGGCGAACACCGCCTCGCGGTCTGCCGGCAGCACCAGGTTCGGCGGGTCGGCGCGCTTGCAGACGTTCTTCCGGTAGATGGCCATGCCGGCGCACTGCGTGTTGCGGATGGTGTGGCAGTCGACGACGTGGTCGCTGTGCGCCAGGCGCGCGTACTCCTCCGGAGTGGCGCCGCCGAGCCAGCCGGGGAGGGCGGAGCGGGCCATCGGGCAGTCGCTGCAGGGCTTGGTGTGCTGCACCTTGCCGACCGCGGCCTCGTCGCTGGAGATGAGCTGGCGGCGGTTCATCGCTGCACCTGCGCGATGGCTGCGTCAGCTGCGTCTGCGGCCTGCTGTTGGCGCGGCGAGCCGCAGTTGCCATAGGCGGCCCGCATCTCAATCAGCGCGGCCAGCAAGGCGTCCCGCTGCTCGGTGATCCGGTGCCACTGGTTGCCTGCCTCGTCGGGCGTGCCGAGGTGGCCGAAGATGGCCTCCCAGCTGCCCTTGGCGGCCCGACGCGGACGGTCCCGGTAGTCGCCCACGCTCCTCAGTCGATCGGCATGCTGCCGCACAGCATTGCGCAGCTGCACGGCGTCGTGCTCGCTCGGGCAGTCGAACATGGCGAGCTGATCGCCCTCGTCAGAGTGGACAACGACCTCGTACTTGCCTGCCGCCCGGTCGATGGGGTTGATGGCGGCCAGCTGGATGGACTTCAACGGCATGGTGGTCTCCTGGTTAGCGCGCCGGCGAGACGCTGACGACGTTGCGCGGCGTGACGACGCCGGGGCGGCCGTGCTTGCCGCCGAGGTTCAGTGCGGCGTGCGTGCCGCTGCAGATGACGGCGCGGCCACGCACCTTCTGGCCATGCGGCGTGACGATGGTCACGCGGTCGCCGGGGCGCAGGTTGGCCACCATCTGGATGTCTTCGGGCGCTACGGTGCAGCCGTCGACGCGGGTCTCGTGCATGTCGGTCTCCTGAAGGGGTGACAAGCGCCAAGGGCCGGAAGCTCTTGGCGGCCGCCACCAGGCAGCCGGTGGCGTCAAGCGCCGATCGCGCGCTCGGCGCGCTGCTCCTGCGCCGAGGACGTGCCCAGGTACCAGACGGGGATGCGGGCGAGGATCGCGTCGGCCTTGCCGCGCAGCTCAGTGGCGATGGCGCCGTCGCCGTTCTCCTCGTGGTGGTCGGCGGCGTCGAGCAGGGCGGCGGCTTCGTTGCGCTGCTTCAGCGCCTCTTCGTAGCCGGCCTGGGACCAGGTCGGGCGCGCCAGCAGCGGCGCGAGCGCGTCCTGCATCACGGGGTGCAGGCTGTGGCCGATGGGTGCGCTGACGGCGACCTGGGCGGCGGTGGCGGACTTGTGGGCGGGAACGTGGAACATCGCGGATCTCCTGAAGGGTTGGTGATTACGACAAACAGATTGTGAAACAACAAACAGTTGAGCGTCAAGCGGAATTGTTGATGCGTCAAGCGATCGCAGGGCACTCCTGCGGCACCTCGACCCACTTGGGGCGCTTGATCTTGGTCTGGCGCACGCCGCGGTACTCGTCGTGCTCGGCGACCGTGGCCTTGTAGGTGCCGTCGTCCAGTGGCTTCGCGCCGACGTACTGGATGACGTTGCCAGCGGCGTCGCGCGCGAGGGTGCAGTAGCGGTAGATGGTCGGGAACTGGCCGTACGACCAGTCGAGCACGCGGTCGACGGTGAGCTGCAGCTCGATGCGCTGGCCGATCTCGCCGACGTGCCGGCTGTTCCGCTGCAGCGCGCGGCGCTCGAGAATGTTGCGCACCGCGCGCGCCTGGCCGTCGGTCAGCTTGCCCCACTGGGCCAGGGCGACCGCCATGCCGTCCAGGAAGTGGTCGCCCGAGGACTCGCCGTTCTCCGGGTCGTAGGGGCGCAGGGCATCGACCAGGTCGGCGTTCTCCTCGCGCCAGGCGGCCGCCTCGGCCGCGCGCTGCTGGCGCCAGAACTCGCGCTCCTCTTCCTCGGCCTTGCGGCGGCGCTCCATCTCCTCGGCGCTGGCGCGTTTGATGTCGCGCATCTGGCACTGCAGGTCGTCCAGCGAGCCGTCGAGCGGCAGCTCCAGCTTCTCGGCAGCGGCCTGCGCCTTCGACCAGGCCTCGGCCGCGTCCTGACCCAGGTTGTAGTGGTGGAAGGAGCTGACCTCGCGGTGCATGTAGCCGGACTGGCCGCCGACCCACTGCTCGCGCAGGTAGGTCTCGCGCAGGGTGTACATGGCGCCGGTGGCGCCGACGGCGACGAAGAGGTGCTTGCGGTAGCTCATGGCGATCTCCTTAGTCCTGGGGCAGTTGCTCGACCTTGCGCAGGCCGCCGCGGTGCGACAGCAGGTAGCCGCTGCCGGTGCGGCTGGTGGGCTGTGGCAGTTCGCCGCCGCCATCGAAGATCGCCTTGAGCAGCTGCTCGATGCCGGCCTTGCTGTGATCGAACTCGACAACCTCGATGACGACGCCGGCGTATGGCCGCTTGCACTTCGCCAGCTTGTGAGCGTCGGCGAGCGTGGCGCGGTAAAACCGCTGGCAATCAAACGTGCTGATCTCGTAGAACTGCATGGTGGTCTCCTGGTGGGTCACAAGCGCATGCCTCTGGGCATGCGGCTGCGACCGCAGCCGGCTCGTCAGGACAGAAGTTCGTCGGGCACGTCGACCGTGTCGCCCAGCTTGCTGGCGACGTAGCAGCGCATGGCTGCGATGAGGGGCGTTGGGCCGAAGGCGTTCATTGAGCCCAGCTTGATCGTTGCCTCGAAATCGCCGAACACAGGTGCGCGGTCACGCAGCTCGATGCGCTCGCGCTCGATGATCGGGCCGCCTTGGGACCAGTCGCTTGACGGGCGCCAGGGCACATATGGGTCGCCAGCCCTACCCGGCACGTAGACGACCAGCTCGCCGAACTCGTCGAACTCCATGTCCAGGATGCTCGCGCCCGGCCGTGTCTCATCACGGATGTACTGACCCAAGCGGCCAGAGGCATATGCCACCGCCCAATCGAGCGCGGCGCCGGTGAGGCCGGAGGTGTTGATTCGCATGGTGTGCTCCTGGTTGGTGGCTACAAGCGACTGCCCCTGGGCAGTCGGCTGCGGCCGCAGCCGGTTGGTCAGATGTTTCCAGGCAGGTGATCGCGAAGTCGGTCAACCAGCTGGGTGGCGTTGATGTAGGCCTTGCTCATACGGGCGAAGTTGTCGACGGTGCGGTACTGGGTCGCCAGGTCGTTGAGGGCCTTGGCCAGCGCGTAGACGTTCGGCAGGTCGACGTTGTTGAGGTGCGCGTTCGCCTCGGCGATGGCTTCTTGCTTGGCGCTGTTCGAGGTGCTGGCGGTCATGTGGACTCCTGAAGTGAATGTTGACGATGCGTTATGATTGTTGAGCAACAAACAAACGGTTGTCAACTATTTGTTGTTGTTCCAATGAAAACCTAGCTGTTGAGCGAGCTAAGTCATTGATTTCAAAGAGAAAAAGTTGCGGTGACCAACAATATGTTTGTACAATGCGCGCAACCTCACACGAGGGCGGGCCCACAACTAAAGCCAGGGCCCACCGGCGCGAAGCCGGGGCGAGAACAACAAGGCAGTGCCGTCAACCTGGTTGGCGGAGCTGTCTTCGCCTTACACCCTGTGAAGCGAGCGCGCCGGGAAGCCCGTCAGGGTCCGGCAGAGCCTGAGGGCCCAGGAGGTGGAAGGCCTCCGATCTCACGTAGCGGGGTAGCTCAGTGGGTAGAGCACAGGCCCGATAAGCCTGCGGCCGCTGGTTCGAGTCCAGCCCTCGCCACCACGCCTCGAGCGCTTGGGTGTGACCGTCGCCAAGTGGGAAGGCCCCGGGATGTGACCCCGGTACGCGCGAGTTCGATCCTCGCCGGTCACCCCCAAGCGCTCAGTGCGCAGAAAAGGAAATCGCCATGTTCGATCGCCTCAAGTCGTGGGCCTCCAATGAGTACGCCCAGCTGAAGGGCCACGTCAGCGCCGACGTCCACGAGTTCCTGGACTGGGCCGAGGGCCGCAACCACGAGATCGAGGCTGCGACCTCGACGCTGGTGCAGTTCGGCTACACCGTGATCCCGCCGGCGCAGCCCGCCACCGCGTCGCCCGCAACGGTGCTCCTCGGCGCCTTCCATGCCGAGGCCGCGCCCGAGGTTGTGCCGGCCGCGAATCCGGAGCCGCCGGCGGTAAACCCGTCGCCCAGCGTGGTGACCGGCTGACGCCATGATCGAGCTGATCTCCCTCGTGGCCGGCGGCTTGGGCCGCCTTGTGCAGCACTGGCTGGACCTGCGCGACAAGGACGCCGAGCGCAAGCACGAGCTGGAGATGTTCGACAAGCAGGCGGCGCTGGCCGACCGCCGCTTCGAGCAGGACCGCGACCTGCGCCAGATGGACGCCGACTCGGCGCAGGCGCAGCGCGACATGGATGCCCTGATCGAGGGCATGAAGGACCAGGCCGCTGAAGTGGCGGCCGCCGGCGGCTGGGTCGCGAAGCTGTCCGCCTCGGTGCGGCCGGTGCTGACCTACTGGCACTGCCTGATCCTGTACGGCCTGGTGAAGGGCGCGATGCTGTGGATCGCGTACCACTCCGGCACCGACGCCTTCCACGCGCTGCTGCAGGTCTACGGCGCTGAGGACCGGGCCATCATGTGCTCGATCATCAGCTACTGGTTCGTCGACCGCTCTCTGCGTAAGCGCTACAGCCAATGACCTGGCTGGAGCTGTGCTCCCAGCTCGTGCGTCCGTTCGAGGGCTGCGCCAAGCGGGTGGGAGCGCTGATCTACCCGTACCTGGACAAGCTGGCCAAACCGCCGCGCTGGACGCGAGGCTACGGCCGCACGTACGGGATCGACGAGAGCAGCCCGCCCATCACGCCGGGCGTCGCCCAGCTGGAGCTGGAGACCGGGCTGCAGGCCTACGGCCGGCGCCTGTGCGCGATGTCGCCGAACCTGGCCACCAGGCCCGAGTGCCTGGCGGCCGTGACGAGCTGGGCGTGGAACTGCGGCACGAGCGCCTACCAGGCCAGCCGCCTGCGCCGAGCGATCAACGATGGCCGATGGGCCGATGCTGCGGAGCTGATCCGCAAGCCGAACACCGCCGGTGGCGTGGTGCTGAATGGGCTGAAGCGTCGCCGCGAGGCGGAGCGGGCCACCTTCCTTCTGGGCTCCTGATGCAAGACCAGCAGCTGGCCGTCGCCCTTGCGCGGCTCGAGAGCCTGACGAACGACATGGCCGACGTGAAGTCCGCCATGGGCAAGTTGACCGAGGCGGTGACGAAGCTCGCCGTCGTCGAAGAGCGCCAGGCCACTGACCGCGAGGCTGTGGGCCGCGCGTTCAGCGAGATCGCGAAGCTGCAAGGGCGCATGACGGCGCTCGAGCTGGCGCAGCCGATCCAGAAGCAGAGCAGCGACCTGGTGCAGAAGCTGGTAAGCCTGCTGCTCGCCGCCGTGGTGGGTGCAGGCGTCGCGCGGGTGACCGCGTGGACGGAGCCGCGCACGCCGGCGGCGCAGCACATGACACAGAAGGCGGATGGGCAATGAGCACAATTTTTGAACTCTCGAGCCTTGTCGGCCTGACGGAGCAGTGCCCCGCCATTGCCGACCTGGTTGACGTCGATGAGGCAAGGCGCCGACTCGCTGCTGCTCTCGCCGCCGATGAGCTTGCTCGCCGCGTCGGTCAGCGCATGCGCGGCGCGACGCTGGATCAGCTGCGCGCCATCGAGACCCTGCTGGGCGGAGAGCCGACGCCGACCGCCGAGCCTGACGAACCGATCAGGGCTGGCTGCTCGGGCTGACCATGGCGAATCCGCTGCACAACCTTCGGCTGACTCCGGTCGACAGCTCGAACATCAAGGGCGTGGGTCACCACCCCGAGACGAACATGCTGGTGGTGGAGTTCACGAGCGGCGCCAAGTACTCCTACCCGGGCGTGACCGCGCACCAGGCCGCGGCGCTGCAGGGTGCTGAGAGCGTCGGCCAGCACTTCGCGCGCCACATCCGGCCGCACTTCACCGGCCAGAAGCTGTGACTGCGCTGAAGCTGGCGCAGGCGGCGCTGGTCGCCCTGCTGCTGATCTCGCTGCTGTGGATGTTCCCGCCTGGCTGCGGCCCGGCTCACATCGGGGAAGAGCGCCCATGAGCCTGCTCGGCGTGTACCTACTGAACGTGCTGATCGCTCTCGACCAGCTGTGCTGCGCGCTGCTGGGCGGCTGGCCCGACGAGACGATGAGCAGCTATGCCTACCGCATGCGCCTGGAGCGCAAGCCGTTCGGCTTCCTCGCGAGCTGGATCGACTGGGGTGCGCGGGTGCTGTTCGGCCAGCAGGACCACTGCCACAAGGCGTACCTGTCCGAGCGCAAGCGCTCCCAGGAGCCTCCGGAGCTGCGCTGATGCGTGGACTTGCCCGCCCCTGGAACGCCAAGGCCTGCGCGCTGTGCGGGGGCGATGGCCACCTAGCCAAGGACTGCGGCTGGAAGAAGGGCGCCGCCCTGGCTGCCGGCATGCGCGGCCGGGCGCCGGAGGACTACGAGACCGAGAGCAGCGAGCCGATCGACGAGGTGCGGCACCTGTTCCCGTGTCTGCCGACCAACGACGAGTGAGGCGCTGAGCGCCAGGAGAAGATCATGAACGCTGGAAGTTCCGCCCTGGCCAGGGGCATGCTCGACACCCGGCCCTACCAGATCCATGCGGCGGGCGAGCGTCAGCCGGAGGTCCATGCCCGCATCGCCGACCTGGAGTGTGCGTGCTCCGAGCTGGACGATGCCGTTCAACGCCTGCAGTCCAGGCTGGAGCACGCCGGCGTCATGAGCCCGCAGCCGCTCACCACCGAGGCGCAGGCCAGTGACCCCCCTGACATGACGCGGCTGGGCGCCCAGCTGCGCGACCGAGTGGTCCATGTGCGTGGCATGCGCCGCCGCCTTGACGAGATCATCCTGGCGCTCGAGATCTGACGCCATGACCGAGGAGGCGAAGACGCTGCAGCCCTGGCAGCAGCGCGTGGTGGACGAGCACAAGGACGCGGCCGACAAGCTGGCCCGCCTGCGCGCCTACACGCACAGCCCGGAGGAGGGTGAGGGCAAGTTCCTGTCCCTGCCGCATGCTGACCGCCTCCTGCTGATGCGCCAGCACGCGGCCATGACCGCGTACGTATCCGTGCTGGGCGAGCGGATCGCAAGGTTCCGGTGATGCCATGAGCGTGAGCACCTGGGACAACAGCATCATGTGGGGCGTGAGGGCCCCCAAGGGCAAGCGCGCACGCCGCGCCAGCTTCTACGCCAGGCGGCGCCAAGCCCGTGCCGAGCGCCGCCGCTTCCGTGAATTGCTGAGCCTGCTGTACTCGGCCGCCCTGATCGCGCCCGACTGGCTGATGCAGGAGTGGCTGAACGAGCCGATGTGCATGAGCGCAGCGCGCCCGGAGCGCTACTCGCGCACATGGAGCTGCGGCAGCCCGGACAGCGCCGATGCTTTCGCCTATGCGGCTCAGGCCTACAAGGACGCCGTCGTCCGTGGCGTGGGCGCGTTCTCCATCGGCGTCGACATCGGTGCGGAGCTGAGAGGCGACGGGGCCGAAGAGGTGCCGCTGGGCCTCAAGCTGTACCGCAACGAGCTGGGCTCGATCTGGGCGTGAGCGTCGCTCGACGCCACCCGCTGTGGGCGGCCGCAGCAGCGTTCGCCGTGGGTGCGGCAGCCTGCGCCGTTGCGGTGGCCGCATGCCCGCACAACGTGGCCGCCTGGCTGCTCGGCGCTGTGTGCGTCGGTGCGGCTGTGGACTGCTGGCGCACCTGAGGAGGCCTCGATGGCCGAGAAGAACAAGCCGGCGCCTGACGCCGCGAGCAAGGGCGGCCGCAAGAACGTCGACTGGGATCTGGTTGAGGCCGACTACCGGGCCGGCGTGAAGAGCCTGCGCGAGATGGCAGAGGCGCACGGCGTCTCGCACGTCGCGATCAAGAAGCGCGCCGACAAGGAAGGCTGGGTCCGCGACCTGAGCGCCAAGATCCAGGCGAAGGCCGACGAGAAGGTTAACAGGGCGGTGGTTAACGCCACGGTTAACGCCGAGGCCCGCGCGGTAACCGAGTCGGCCGTCGTGGAGGCCAACGCCGATGCCCAGAGCCGCGTGAGGCTCGAGCACCGCGCCGACATCGCGCGCACCCGCTCGCTGTTCCGCACCCTGCTCGAGGAGCTGGAGGTGGCGAGCGACAAGGAGGGCCAGGCTCTCATCGAGAAGCTGGCCGAGATCGTGAACGCGCCGGCCGAGGACGAGTCGGCCGACGACGCACGCAAGCGTGCCGAGCGCATGCGCAAGCTGCTGAGCCAGGTGCTCGACGGCCCCGCGCGCATCGACAGCGCCAAGCGGCTGACCGAGATGCTCGAGAAGGTCGTGCGCCTGGAGCGCGAGGCCTACGGCATCGACAACAACAAGGGCGGCGAGGGTGGGTACGAAGACCTGCTGCGCCGCATCGCGAACCAGGAGTCTGCATGAGTGTTGACATCGCAGCGCGCGACGCGCTGACCGGCAATGACACGGTGCTGAAGGGCATGCGTGGCGCCGAGCTGATCGCCGAGGTGACGCTGACCGCGACCTTCGGCGGCGACGGCCAGAAGCTGGCGCTGAGTGGCGCGAGCGCGAAGTCGGCGGTGATCAACACGCCGTACGCGGCCGTGACCGTCGACGTGGACTGCTATGTGCGCCAGGGCGACGACGCCAACAACGACCTGGCGGCGGTGGCGGACGGCACCGACCAGTTCCTCCTGGCCGGCAACATGTACCGAGTCGGCGTGATCCCCGGCAACAAGCTGGCCTTCATCACCGAAGGCGGCGCCGGCTTCGCCCGCATCACCCCGGGGGCCTGACGCATGCTCGCAATGAAGGGCCTGGGCGGCGGCAGCGTCGCCTCGTCGAACCCGACGCTGATCGCCGACGCCTCGACCGCGCGCACGCTTGGCGCCGGCGACGCCAACGCGATCATCCGCTTCACGAGCAACTCGGACGTCACGGTCGCCGTGCCGACCGCGTTCTCCGGCCTGACCTGCACGCTGGTGCGTGCCGGCGCTGGGGCGATCAACATCGTGGCCGACGCTGGCGTCACCATCGACGGCAACGGCGACAGCCTGGTCATCAACGGCCAGTTCCTGGCGGCTTCGATTCTGCCGGCTGGCACGAACGCCTTCGACGTGATCGGTGGAATCGGATCGCTGGCCGCGCTGCTGGCGGTCTCGCAGGCCTGGACGAAGGGCCAGGCGGTGACGCCATCGGTGCTGACGGACGCGGCGACCGTCGCCATCGACGCCTCGGCCTCGAACAACTTCACGCTGACGCTCACCGGCAACCATGCGCTGGGCGCGCCGTCGAACCTGAAGGACGGCCAGAACATCGCCATCGAGATCAAGCAGGACGCCACTGGCGGCCACACGCTGACCTTCGACGCGATCTGGACCTTCCCGGGCGGCACGGCGCCGACGGTCTCGAGCGCAGCCGGTGCGGCTGACGTGCTGGTCGGAACCTACTTCGCGGGCAGCGGCAAGATCCGCGCGTCGCTGCTGGCAGCCTTCGCCTGATGTTCGGCATGACGCTCCTCGCGGCCGCTGCAATCGCGGCCGGCGGCGGCAACACCGGGCCCATCGTGCCTGTCGCGCGCACTGCGCTGGGCACGGGCTACACCGAGCAGGTGTACTCCGGCGCGACGCGGGCCACCTCCGCGTTCAACGTCACGGTCGGCCAGCTGATCGTGGTGTGCGTCGGCTTCACTGACACGCGCACCGGCCAGAGCGTGACCGACCTGGCTGGCAACACGTACCACCGCGCGCTGCGCGTGGTCGACAGCAACAACGGCGCGGTCGCCAACGAGGTCTGGTACTGCCTGGCCGCCAACGGAGACTACGCCAACAACGTCGCGACCTTCACGGCCGACGGCAACATGTTCAGCGTCTACGCTGTGGCCATGGCCTACGACGGCGGCGGCTGGGCGTACGAAGGCGCGCCGCCCTCGCAGGACATCGCTGCGCCGTACCAGGCCGGCACGCTGACGTCTGCAGCCTTCTCGACCGGTGGCCGCGGTGTCGTGGTGATCGTGGGTGGCAACTCGTACTACAGCGACCTGGCTGCCACCTCGTTTGGAGCTGACACCTACGTGGCCGGCGGCCCGAGCACGCTGATGCGCGTGGGCGAGCGGATCAACGCCGCGGCCCAGAGCGGCACGACCGTGTCGATGACGCTGGGCGACGGCACCGACTATGGCCGCCCGATGCTGACGGCCGTCTGCTTCAAAGCCGCATGATGCTTCACCCCCATCTCGCGTCGGTCGTCTCGGCCGGCTTCGCGAAGCGCCTGGCCGGCAAGCACCTGTATGGGTCCGGCGTATCGCCTGTGCCGATCCTCGACAAGCTGTCGAGCTACGGCCAGGACGTGGGCTCGGGCGACCTGGTGCTGACTGCGCACGGCACGTTCGCCTCTGGCGACCAGATCGTGCTTTGGAACCAGGCACTGACCACGACCTTCGTCGACTCGAGCACGCTGACGGCCACCGTGCCGGCCGCGAAGTTCGCGACGGCCAACTTCGGCACCGTGTGCGTCGAGCGCACCGGCGCCGGCCGCTCGTACTGCCTGCCGTTCGAGGCCACGCCTGTGCAGGCCGCGACGAGCAACTACTTGGTGGGCATGACCTCGGCCCTGGTGCCGAACTACGGTGCCGGCGGCGTGGGCAGTCCGCCGGCCAAGGGCTCGAGTGTGGCGCACGCGCTCACGGGCGCTGTGATCAAGCGGATGACCGACCCGGCCGACGCCGGGTGGGCCAACATGCGCAACATCTACTCGAAGTGGTCGTCGGTCAACGCGACCGGCGAGTACCTCATGGTCGAGAAGGAGGACTCGCAGACGACCGCGATCTACCGCCTCTCGGATGGTGCGTACATCGGCCAGGTGCAAGCGCCGAGCGGCCCCGGCGGATCGACCGGCGAGAGTTGGGAGCCGCGCTGGAGCACGCGCGGCGACGAGCCGTACACGCTGTACTACCTCTCGCTGGACCAGCGCAAGTTGTACAAGCGGGACGTGATCAACCTGACGCCCGAGGTTCTGGTCAAGGACTTCACGGCCGTCCGGACCTTCGCCTCGGACCAGTACCTGATGAACGACTCCGAAGGCACGTCCTCGATTGACATGCGCTTCTGGGGCTTCATGGTCCGCAGCAGTACGCCTGGCCAGTCGAACCTGTGCTACGAGCTGATGGTGTACGACGCCTTCGCCGACGCCGTCGTGCGCGCATCGCCCTCGGGCGGCGCTGGCGTGATCGCGCTGGGCACGACTGCCACGACGGCGACCGCTGGCGGCTGGAGCATTCGGCCGAACTGGGTATCGATGTCGCCGCGTGGCGACCGCTTCCAGATGGGCTGGGGCCGGGCCTATACCGGCTGCGGCTACGAGGACTACTACGGCACGATCTACGACGCCCCGCACACCTGCAGCGCCGTCGACTTCTCGGACCACCGGCAATGCGCCGTTGACCAGACGCACGGCGCCTGGTGCTGGACTGTCTCGGCAGACGGTTCGATGAAGCAGGGTTGGGTCTGCCAGAACAACCGTACCGACCACATGGAGGTGCAGCTCGACATCGCGTCGTTCGGCCAGGCTGGAAGTTTCCGCACGATCGGCTCCACCATCGACGCGCAGACCGCCACGGACGCCGATCCGGCCACGAACGGGCGCCAGTACATCGTCGCGCTGGGCACGAACTGGAACGGCGGCGACTGGGGCTACGGCGACCCGGGTCAGCACTACATGTACCAGATGTCCGGCCGCAAGGCTGGCTTCTTCTTTGTGGGAACGGACGGCAAGTACAACGCCAACGCCTACGGCTACAACTCGCTGCTGTGCTTCCGCATCAGCGACCAGCGCTGCTGGCGCGTCGCATCGCTGCCGCACCAGCACCTGACGCCCGACATGTACTGGGATCAGGCGAACCCGCAGGGCGACTACTTCACCGAGGTCCAGTGGGCGCAAGACCCGTTCGGTCTCACGCTGCACGGCTCCCTGAACTGGGAGGACGGCACCTACAACGGCAGCACGCGCGCGCAGGACAACGTCTACATCGTCCAGCTCGACAGCGGCTGGGCCAACAACGCAATCTGGGCGTAACCGCATGATCGAAATCCCCACCATCGTCAACCAGGATCCCGAGTACGTGCTCGGGGTCGTGTCGAACAGCCTGGTGATGGTCCCTGTCGCGGCGCCCGCGCTGGGTGGCCCGGCCCTGCCGCGGCATCGCCTGGCTGTGCTCGACATGTCCAGCGGCCAGCCCGTGATGCAGGTCGAGCCGCCCGAGGTCGACTGGGACAACCGGCCGCACCCGCAGGACTACCCGAACGGCTCGCTGCGCTTCCGCTGGACCGACCCAAACGGCAACGTCGTGAAGCTGGGTCGCTGGGTGTCGACCGGCACCCGCTGGATCCCGGACAGCCCGGATCGCCGCGTGTACCTGGGTGGCACGAACGAGACCTACGAGTTCCCGAACGACCTGCTCGAGCACTCCGGCAAGGACATCTACGTGCCGCCTGGGCTGCTTCAGTGCGGCATGCTCGAGGCCGACATGCTCGTCGAGTTCACCGGCTCGACGAACACGAAGACGCTGCGCATCGCGCACCAGGACGCCTACTACCCCAGCACCGACTTCTGGGTGCTGAGCGCTGCTGTCAGTGGTGCGTCCAACGTCATCTTCCAGGGGCCGCCGGTGCGGTGGATGTCCAACGGCCACGAGCTGCACGCGCGCTGCCTGGCGAACGGCCAGGCTGTCGGTGCGTACACCGGCATGAGCCAGGCCGCCATCGACACGTCCTACCTGACCAAGGTGCAGTTCCGCGCCCAGAAGTCGGTGGCTACCGAACAGATCAAGCTGCACAGCTGCAGGCTGTGGGCTGTCATCAATCCCTGAGCACGCATGACCCGACCCACGCTCACCTACCCGCGGATTGCGTACTACCCGCAAGGCCAGGGCTACTCGTACTTCACGCCGTCGATCCGCGCCGCACTCAAGCGCGCGGCCGCGGTGCAGCTGACGATCTGGCCCGGCTGGGGCTCGGTCGCGCAGATGAATGACGTGATCGGCGACCTGCGCAACGGCGGCAAGACGCAGGTGCAGCAGTACACCGTGATGTCGGAGATCAGCGCCACCGATCCTGCGCAGGCCGACCTGCGCGCCGCGTGCGACGCGAACAGCTGGTGGCTGCGCGACACCGGCGGCCACCAGGTCGGCTGGTCGAACACCTACGGCGCATGGGACGTCAACCCGACCGACTGGACGGCTGTCGATGGCAACGGTGACCGCTATCCGCAGTGGTTGGCTAAGCGCTGGGCCGCGACACTGGCAGGCGCGTTCCCCGACTGCATCAAGATCGACAACGCCTTCACCAAGGCGCGCGAGCTGTACTACAACCCGAACACCTCGGGCGGCACGACCTTCACGCAGATCGCCTCGAACATCAACAACACGACGATCGCGATCAACTGGGACGGCCAGGGCACGGCGCGCAACAACTGGGATGCACTGGTCGCGTCGAAACTGCGCCAGGCCTACGCCGCCTATGTCGCCGCGCTGCGCACGCAGTTCCCGGGCCTGGACATCCTGGCCAACGTGGACTCGGCCGCCCAGAGCCGCGAGTACATGGGCCTGTTCGACGCGGTGGAGCAGGAGGGCCTGGTGGGCCAGCCGTACGGCATCTACTCGTCGATCGCTGGGCTCGCGGCGATGCAGCGCTACAAGACGGTCATGACCACCGTGCGCAAGCCCTGGATGAACATCCTGAAGTGCGGCGCGCCCGACATGGCGACCATGCGCCTGGGCCTGTGCTTCACGCTGATGGACGACGGCATCTACGCCGGCCCTGCGGTGGACGTCACGCAGCCCGACGAGTTCATGATCGACCTGGGTCGAGCGGCCGATGCGCCTCAGTACGCAGCCCGCGAGAACGGTGGCTGGCGGCGCGACTTCGAAAAGGGCGTCGTGTTCCTGAACCCGACCGGCTCGCAGATCACGATGACGCCTCCGCCCGGCCTGAAGCGCATCGCAGGCACGGCAGACCCGACCGTGAACAACGGTGCGGCGCTCGGCTCGACGCTGACGCTGGCCGCCAACTCCGGGCTCATCGCACTGCGCGCTTGAACATCCGGTGTCGTCTGAGAAAGAGCTGCAGGCCCTGCGCCTGCTGCGGGAGAACCTGCGCCCGTTCAGTGCGCACTGCCTAAAGATCAAGGACAAGCAGGGCAACATCCTGCCGTTCGTGTGGAACAAGGCCCAGGCCTACGTCCACGAGAAGCTCGAGAAGCAGCTGGCCGAGACGGGGCGCGTGCGCGCACTGATCCTCAAGGGTCGCCAGCAGGGTATCTCGACCTACATCGGCGCGCGGTTTTACCACCGCACGACGACCAACTTCGGCAAGAGCGCGTTCATCGTCGCGCACGAGCAGAAGGCGACCGACAACCTGTTCTCGATGGTCAAGCGGTACCACGAGAACAACCCGCTGCCGGTGAGCACCGGCGCGACCAACGCCAAGGAACTGATCTTCGACCGCCTGGACGGCGGCTACAAGCTGGCGACCGCAGGCACGCAGGACGTCGGCCGTTCGAACACGGCGCAGCTGCTGCACGGCTCCGAGTTCGGCTTCTGGGCCAACGCCCAGATGCACCTGGCCGGTATCGGCAACACCATCGCCGACGGTCCCAACGGCACCGAGATCATCCTCGAGAGCACGGCCAACGGCTTGGGCAACGCCTTCCACCTGATGTGGCAGGAGGCCGAGGCGGGCCGCGGCGACTACATCGCGATCTTCGTGCCGTGGTTCTGGCAGCCGGAGTACCGCGCTCCGGTGCGGCCGGACTTCGAGATGAGCGTCGCCGATCGCGAGTACCAGCTGGCCTACGGGCTGGACCGCGAGCAGATGCAGTGGCGGGCCAACAAGATCCAGAGCTACGGCGAGGGGTTCGAGTGGCTGTTCGACCAGGAGTACCCGGCAACCGCTGCGCTTGCCTTCCAAAGCCCGACGAGCAACCCGCTGATCTCGCCCAACCGCGTGATGGCGGCGGTGAACAGTCGCTACATGGACCATGTCGGGCCGCTGATCGTCGGCTGCGATCCGGCCGGCGACGGGGCTGGCGAAGTGGACCGGACGGCCATCGTCTTCCGTCGAGGCCGCGTCGTGCCGCGCGTGGAGTACCACGAGCGCCTCAACACGATGCAGGTGGCCGGCAAGCTGGCCGAATACTGGAACGAGCACAAGCCAGACGCGCTGTTCGTCGACAAGGGCGGCATGGGCGCCGGCATCGTCGACCGGCTGCTGGAGCTGAACATCCCCGTCATCGGGATCAACAACGCCGAGACGGCGCGCGACCCGACGACCTACGACAACCGCCGCGCCGAGATGTGGTGGCTGATGAAGAAGTGGTTCGAGGACGCGCCGGTGCGCATCCCGAACAACGCGGCGCTGGTGGGCGACATCTGCGCGCCGCAACCCACCGAATCGAGCAACGGGCGAAAGCTGCTCGAGAAGAAGAAGGACATGGCCAAGCGCGGAATCCGCTCACCTGACGGTGGCGACGCGCTGGCCCTGACCTTTGCTGAGCCGGTCGCGATTCGCGTCGGCTCTGCTGCGTCAGCCCAGTCTGGCCGCGGCGACTACGAGGCCCCGACCACGGCCGGCTACTGAACCTGGAGAGCAAGATGCAGGACACCACCTACGAAGACGCATGGCGCGAGAACGAGCAGCCCAACCAGCCGCTCGAGAACGCCGTCGACCTGGCCAAGCGCCGCAACGCCGACACTGGCCTGACCGAGTACGAGCAGGCCCATCGCGAGATGGAGCGGCGCGAAGCCGAGGGTGACGCGGCCGGGGACGGCGATGGCGCCAACGGCATGAACGAGAACGAGGACGGCTCCGGCGCCGACGGATCCGACGGCAACGCCGATGGGGGCGAGCAGGCCGAGGCCGCGCCGGCTGACGGCAAGAAGCGCGAGGACAAGCGCTCGTGAGCAACACCGACGTCCAAGAGTACGCCGCCGAGGCCGGTCGTCTGCTCGCGGACGAGACGGCCGTGCCGGCGGACAACCCGCTGTCGGCGCTGGGGCACAACCTGGTCAATGAGTTCGAGCAGGCTGAGCTGGCGCGGCGCGAGACCGAGCTGCGCTGGCTGCAGGATCTGCGCCAGTATCGCGGCAAGTACGACCCGGAGGTCGAGCAGCGGATCGGCAAGAAGCGCTCGAAGGCCTTCGTGCGCAAGACCCGCGTGAAGGTCAAGACGGTCGACAGCCGTGTGCAAGACCTGCTGTTCCCGTCCGGCAGCGAGCGCAACTGGGACATCTCCGAGACGCCGAAGCCGAGCCTGTCGCCGGACCAGGAGCAGGAGATCAACCAGCTGCTGCAGCAGGTGGCGCAGGCACAGCAGACCGCGATCACGCCGGAGATGCGCGACCAGGCCACCATGCTGTGGGCGAAGAAGCGCGCGAAGGCGATGGCCAAGACCATCGACGACCAGCTGACCGAGGCCCGCTACAAGCGCGCCTGCATGCGCGCGATCCACAGCGGCAACCTGTACGGCACGGGCATCCTCAAGGGCCCACTGGTCGAGCGCAAGGTGCGCACGCGTTTCATCAAGAACGGCAACTCGTGGGTGCCGCAGAGCGAGTCCTTCGTGGTCCCGTTCGTCGACGACGTGCCACTGTGGCGCTTCTACCCCGACATGGCCAGCACCGAGCTGGACCAGTGCCGCTACGTGTACGAGCGGCACCTGATGACCAAGTCGGACATGGGAGAGCTGTCGCGCCGCAAGAGCTTCCGCGGCGACCTGATCGTCAACTACATGGCGGCCCACCCCAAGGGTGAGGTCCGGCTGCGCTCCATCGACCAGCAGCTCAGCCTGATCGGCGACCGCATCACGATGCAGGGCGACATCGGCGGCCGCTACGAGGTGCTCGAGCGCTGGGGCTGGCTCGACGGCCAGCAGTTGCGGGACGCCGGAGTCACGGTGCCGGACGACCGGCTGTACGAGTCGTTCTTCTCGAACATCTGGCTGATGCCGGACGGCACGATCATCAAGGCCGCGCTGCAACCGATCAACGGCGTCACCTGGCCGTACCACATCTACTACTTCGACAAGGACGAGTCATCGATCTTTGGCGAAGGCCTGGCGTCGATCATGCGCGACGACCAGACGATGCTGAACGCTGCCACGCGCCTGATGCTCGACAACGCCGCGATCACGTCGGGCCCGCAGCTCGAGGTGAATACCGGCCTGCTGTCGTCGATCGAGAACGTCGACGAAGTCACGCCGTGGCGCATCTGGCTGCGCAACAACGCGAACCCAGGCGTGGCCGCGGTGCGCGCCATCGATCTTCCGTCGCGACTGCAGGAGCTGTCGGCGATGGCGACGATGTTCGACCAGAACGCCGATGAGGTCACCGCGATCCCTCGCTACGTGACCGGCGAGAACGCGCAGAACGGCGCGGCAGGCACGTCGGGGGGCTTGTCGATGCTCATGGGCAACGTGAACATCGTGCTGAAGGATCTGATCGGCGCCTTCGACGAGGGCGTCACGCGGTCCTTCATCACCGGCATGTACTACTGGAACATGCAGTTCAACCCGGACGACACGATCAAGGGCGACTTCGACGTGAAGGCGCGCGGCGTGGCGAGCCTGGTGGCCAAGGAGATCCGGGCTGAGCAGCTGAACCAGTTCGCGGCGATGACGGCGAACCCGATGGATGCGCCGTACATCAAGCGCGACGTGCTGAACCGCCAGCGCGCGGAGGCGCTGGACCTGACCGACGTTGTGCTCAGCGAGGACGAGGTGGCCGCGCAGCAGAACAGCCAGGCTGCGCAGCAGCAGGCCCAGATGCAAGCGCAGGTGCAGCAGCTGCAGCTGCAGGAGGCTCAGGCCAAGGTGAGCAAGCTGCTGGCCGAGGCGGAGGTGGCGAAGAACAAGGCGCAGGAGATGCTGGCCACCATCGAGCTGAAGGTCGCGCAGACGATCCAGGCGAAGGTCGAGGCGGCATACGCGGCACTGCAGGCCGGCGGCGTTGCGACGTCGTCGCCCTTCGTCGCGCCGGCCGGCGACGAGATCCTGCGCAGCGCAGGCTGGCAAGACGCCACGCCGGCGACGCCCATCTCCGACCTCGACCGCCGTCCCGTGCAGCAGAGCGACGGCATCGAGCGCATCCTCAACAACGGCCAGACGATGGCTGTCGAGCCGCGCGTCGGCCCGGGCGGCACCGTCGAGGTGCCGCATGGCGGCCAGGCGCCGTCCGCCATGGCCAGCGCCCAGCCGTCGGCCACCGGCATGGTTGGCCGTGAGGCCGGCATCGAGACGCCGGCGACTGGCGACCGGTGAGCGCCGACATTGCGAGCGCCATCTCGGCGCGCACCGACGTGCTGAGGCAGTACCGCGGCACCGATGCATACGCCCACATGGTTGCGTTGCTCACCGGCCTGGAGCAGCACTACCTCCAGGAGCTGATCGACATCAGCCCGGCAGAGCTGCAGTTCAAGCAGGGCGCCGTCCGCCAGGTGCGAGCCCTGCGCATGGCCATCGAGCAAGAGCACCGCTCGCCGTTGGTCTGACGAATCTTTGACCCCTGGCCTCGCCAGGACAGTTGGAGCCGGGCGACCCGGACTCCGGTAGCCCACCAGAAAGAGGAAGCCGAATGGCAATCACCCCCGATCAGCGTGCCCGCGACGAGGCGGACTACGCGTCCGCGTACAACGAGGAACCGCCGCAGCAAGCGGAGCAGACGGAGGACCAGGCGTTCGGCCTGAGCGATCCGGGCGAGCAGCAAGAAGGCCAGGGCGCCGCGGAGCAGCAGCCGCCCGCTGGTGCTGACTCGCAGACGCCCGCCGAGGCGGCTGGCGATGCGCCGAACGACAACCCTGCGGATGACGCGCCGCGCGGCGCCGACGAGCTGCAGGGCGACACCGGCGGCGAGGCCGATGGCGCGAGCGACACGACCGGCCAGGCGCCTGGCGACAACAGCAACGCGAGCCAGCAGGCCGCGGCCCAGCCGAGCGCCGACGACCGGGCCGCCGAACTCGACAAGCGCGAGCAGATGCTGCGCAGCTGGGAAGGTCGGCTGAAGGCCGCCGAGAAGGAACTTGCCAGCAAGAAGCCCGTGGAGGAATCGGCTTCCGTCGAGGCGCTCGAAGACGTCGGCGAGCAGGCCGAGCAGCAAGGCAACGAGGCGCTGGGCGATGCTGCCACGCAGGCTGCCGACGCGGTCGAGGACGGCAAGATGACCGTCGACCAGGCGATGCAGCAGCTCGCCGAGGACTTCGGCGAAGACTTCGTGAAGATGATCCAGGTGATCGCCACGCACCAGGCCCAGCAGGCTGGCGCGAGCGCCGCGGATGACAAGGTCTCCAAGGTCCACCAGACGGTCGCCGAGGTGGTCAAGAACGTGAGCGACGCGCGGGCCCGCGATCACTTCGAGGCCATTGCCGATGCGCACCCCGACTTCCGCGACGTCGCGAAGAGCGCCGAGTTCAAGGCCTACATCGACGGCCTCCCGGAAGCCGACAAGGCCAACGCGCAGCAGGTCGTGAAGAACGGCAGTGCCCGCCAGATCATCAAGCTGCTGAGCGCCTACAAGGCCTCGACGCAGCGCAGCCCCGAAGCCGAGCCTGCGGCCAACTCCGACCAAGCCGACGCCAAGGCGGCCGCCGAGGCCGTGGCGCAGAAGCCAGGCTCCGACTCGAAGCCGAAGTCCAAGCCGGCCGACGAGCAGCAGATCGATGCGGCCGAGGGCGTGCGATCGCGCGGCGGCCTCAAGCTGCCCGAGCACCCGCCGGCGTCGAAGGACTCCTTCGAAGACGCCTGGCAGCAGTTCTGATTCCCGCTCGTCGGGCTTGAAGTCCAGGCGCACGTCGCCTGGCCGCCCGGATTGATCTCCGGGCGCGGTCCAACTTCACGCGTGGAACCTGGTCCTCCGCGTGTCGTAGTACTCCAGGAACCCTGAGGTCGTCGGCCCCCGCAACGCGGGACAGCCATACGGCGACCGTTCATCGCCACAGGCACCAGCTGCCTCCAGCCCGTTGCTCGGTGCGGGTCATCACCGAGCGCCCCCAAGAGAGAGCACGACCAACGCAGTCGCGCAGCACCGGTCCCAGCGGATACGCCACAGGCGCCCGCGGGAGGGATCACTTCGTCTGCATACGGCCCAAGCGCAGTCCGCCGCTCCTCGATCGATCGCCGCCATGAGGCGGCCTGTCCATCAAGGAAACGCACATGTCCCAAACCGCCTACGGCGACATCTCGCCGCGTACCGCCGCGTACGCCGAAAAGGAGCTGCTCAAGCGCGGCCTCCCGTACCTGGTCCTGGAGAAGTTCGGCCAGGCCTACCCGCTGCCGGCCAACAGCACCAAGGTCATCAAGTTCCGCCGCTACTCGGCGCTGCCCAACACCCCGGTCGCCCTGACCGAAGGTGTGACGCCGGCGGGCCAGACGCTCGCGGTGACCGACATCACCGCCACGCTGACCCAGTACGGCGACAAGACCACGATCACCGACGTGATCATGGACACCCACGAGGATCCGGTCCTCAACGAGGCGATCAACCTGCTGGGTGAGCAAGCCGCGCAGATGATCGAGAAGATGCGCTTCGGCGTGCTGAAGGGCGGCACCAACGTGCTGTACGCCAACGGCGCCACCCGCAACGCGGTGAACACCACGGTGACGCTGCAGCTGCAGCGCCGCGCGGTGCGCGCCCTGAAGCGCCAGAACGCGCGCTTCATCACCTCGGTGGTGCGCTCGACGCCGAACTACGGCACCGAGAACGTGGCCCCGGGCTTCGTGGCCCTGATCCACCCCGACTGCGAGGCCGACGTGCGCTCGCTGCCGGGCTTCGTGCCGGCCGAGAAGTACGGCTCGATCAGCCCGTGGGAAAACGAGCTGGGCAAGTGCGAGGACTGCCGCTACGTGTCCTCGACCATCTTCGAGCCCTGGCAGGACGCCGGCGGCGCGAAGGCCGGCTCGGGCACCACGATGCTGTCCACCTCGGGCACCAACGCGGACGTGTACCCGATCCTGTACGTCGGTCGCGACGCCTACGGCATCGTGGCCCTCAAGGGCATGTACGCCGTCACCCCGATGGTGGTGAACCCGAAGCCCAGCGACAGCGACCCGCTGGCGCAGCGCGGCACGGTGAGCTGGAAGGCGATGCAGACCGCGGCGATCCTGAACGACGCCTTCATGGTCCGCCTCGAGGTGGCAGCCACCGCCTGATGACCCGAGCGGCGGGCCCTGATCAATGGGCCCGCCCTCTCGTCACCAACGAAAGGAGCCACATGTCCAGACTCAGCAACGAGTTCGACGCGACCTCGCGCAAGCTGCTGGCCAACCGTGCGATGAGCAAGGCTGGCCTGCAGATCGACGGCGCCGGGGAGGCGACCGTCAAGACCGCCAACGCCGTGCTTTACAGCATCGATGGCGTGATCTACCAGAAGGCCGCACTGGCGGCCCAGTCGATCGCGCCGACGCACCGGTACAACAAGGATCCGGTGAGCGTCAACGATCCGGCGTATGTGCAGCCGGCCGACACGACCGTGTACTACGTCCTGTCCGTGGATGCTGCCGGCGACCTTGCGGTCAGCCAGGGCGACTACGCCGGCCAGGTCGTCACGTTCTCGGCCGACCCGTCTCGCGTCTACAACGGCACCGGCGATCTGCCGCTCGAGCCCAACGGCTACACCGCATTCGCAGTGATCAAGGTCGTGACCGGCGACGGCGTCACCTTCACGCCCGGCACCACGGCGCTCGATGCGGCCGGCGTAACCGTGTCGTACTTCGACGTCTCCTGCCTGTACCTCCCGCTCTGACGCGCTGAACGCGTCAACCCCAGCGGCCCCTGCGCGCAAGCGCCGGGGCTTCTTTGTTTCCACCTTCTTCCCTACCTGAGAGGCATCAAATGGCGAAGAGCAACTCCCAAGTTTCCACCCTCGACGACGACGCGAACGACAGCGCGCAGGCGTCCCCCACCGCACCCGCGGCCGCGGCCCGCGAGATCAAGGGCAACAACCACGACGAGCAGCTCAGCGGCAAGCGTCGGACCATCACCATCAATCCCACCGAAGGTGACGGCGGCCATGACGCGGTGTTCGTGAGCCTGAACGGCTACGCCTACCAGATCCCTCGCGGCGAGCCGCAGAGCGTTCCGGAGGAGCTGGTCGAGATCCTGAAGAACGCCAAGAGCACGATCTACCAGAGCACCAAGGATGGCGTGATCGAGCGTACCGTCCAGCGCTACTCCTTCACGCTCGAGTAAGGGGGCACCCGAGTGTCCTCGTCCACCCTCGTCAAGGATGTCCTGTATCGCGTCAGCGTTCAGCTGCAGGACACAAACCCGCAGTTCACGCGATGGACGCAGCGGGAGCTGGTCGTCTGGCTGAACGATGGCCAGAAGGCCATCGCGAAGTATCTGCCGCCGGCCTGCACGCGGGTGGATGCAGTGAAGCTGTCGCCTGGCACGAAGCAGTCGATCGACAAGATCCTGGCCGCCAACATTAAGCCGGGCGACGGCAGCACTGCCGCGGACGTCTACGGTCTGATGCTGCAGGACGTGATCCGCACCATGGGGTCCGATGGGCTGACGCCTGGAACCTCCATCCGGCTCGTCGATCGAGAAATCCTCGACGTCAACAACCCAACCTGGCACAGCACGACTGGAACGCCTTCGCAGTACACGTTCGACCCGCGCGCTCCTCGCGTGTTCTACGTGTGCCCTGGAGTGCCTGCCGCCACGGCCACCTGGGTTGAGATCTCATACATGGCGCAGCCGACGGACATCACGGTGCCCGCCAACACTAGCCAGTACGGCATGGACGGCAACGACCCCACGGTGATCTCGATCGCCGACAAGTTCGTCGACGACCTCGTGAACTACATCCTGGCTCGTGCCTACATGAAGGACGCAGAGTTCTCCGGCGACGACAAGAAGGCGTCGGAGCACGCTGAGATGTTCACCGGAAGCATCAACGCGCAGTCTGCAGCAATGACGGGCGTCAACCCGAACCTGCGTGGTCTGCCGATGAATCCGAACCTGCCGCGCCGACAGGCCGCCTGATCGATGGACTTCACAGACCTGCTGCCGCGGATTCTTCCTTTCGTGTCCGGCTGCCCGGACGTCATGGCAACCAATGCCTTGCGTGACGCGACGATCGAGTTCTGCAAGGAGACCAAGGCCTGGAACGACTACCAGCCCATCACCCTCGTCGATAGCGAGCCGACATACGGACTGGAGGTTCCGGTCGATGCGCGCGTCGTCGAGGTGATGCAGGCCTGGGTTCCGTGCGGCCGCATCTGGCCGAAGTCGATGCTGGATATCCAGGCGCTGCTGCCCAACTGGCAGGGCGCCCTCGGGTCACAGCCGGCGTACTTCAACTCGCCCACCAATTCGACGGTCAGGTTCTTCCCGACCCCGATGAACTCCAACAGCCTGGTCGTGACCGTGCGCTGCGCGTACGCGCCCACGATGGACGGCGAGTCGATAGACGACGACTTCGGGGACGAGTACTACGAGGCACTGATCGACGGCGCGATTCTGCGGCTCGCGTCGATGCCCAACAAGTCGTGGTCGAACCCCTCGCTGGCCAGCTACCACGGCGGCCGCTTCGAGCAGGCGAAGACCGACATCCGCATCAAGGTGCTGCACGACGGCGTGCCGTCCGTGCTTACCGCTCAGGCACCTCCCTTCGGCTTCTGAGGATCCCCAATGCAGAAGATCAAGCTGAAGCGTGGCGACACGCTTCTGCTGGCGTGCGTCCTCCAGGACGGCACGGGCGCCGGCGTCGACCTCACCAACTGGCTCGTCGAGAGCCAGGTCAAGGACGGCGATACGTTGCTCGCAAGCCTCACCTACACGGCAACCAGCCTGACCAGCGGGCAGTTCAACCTGCTGTGCCAGAACACGTCGACCTGGCCCATCAGAAACCTCGTGTGCGATATCAAGTACACGACCCCTGATGGCGTCGTCGCCAGCTGCGACACGTTCGAGATCCAGATGGTCAAGAACGTCACCGACGCGGCGCAGACGCCATGAGCCTAGTCACCAAGGTCACCGTCGGCACGAACAGCGTCAACGCCGGCGGCACGAGCGCAGGACAGGTCGACCTGACAGGCCAGGGCATCCTCACGCTGCAGGTCGGCGCCGCGAGCATCGACAGCCTCGGCCTGTCGCTGCCAGGCGGAGCCAACAAGGTCGGCTGCGACATGGATGACCCGGCTCCTACGGCCGGCTCTGTCCAGGAGAAGCTGATCTACCTGAACGGCTACGCGCGAGCGCTCAGGTTCACCAGCCCAAACCAGGTCACTTACTCGATCGACAGCGACAGCGCGATCGTGCTGGGCCTGCCGCAAGACGTCGGCCCGACCAGCAACCCGACGTTCTACGACGTCACGATGCACAAGGCGTCGCTGCAGCACATCAAGGGCATCAATCCGCAGACCGGCGGCCCGCGCGTAACCGCCTGGGGGACAGGCAGCGGGTCGAACTCGACGCCCACCGGTGTGAGCATCGGCGGCCACGACATCCTGATCAAGCTGTCGTTCACGACGAGCGCCAGTCCTGCTGCCGCTCAGACGATCGCGCAGGTCGCGTTCGCTGAAGCGTTCGATACCGTTGCGCCTACCGTGATCCCGCTGCCTGGCAACGCGCAGACGCGCGCGCTCATGGCGACAGTAGGGTGCCCAGTGGTTAGCACCACAACAACCGGCGGCTTCGGCTTCTCGGCGGTCACGGCCCTCGCCGCCAACACCGCCTACGTCTTCTACTTCCTGGTGATCGGTGGGCCATGACGGCATGGCCTAGCTACCTGAGCCCTGGCGAGGTGGTCACGCCAGGCGTGGGGGACGCCAATGTCCTCCTGGGCGCGCCGCTTGGCACGCTGCTGCTGAACCAGCAGATTCCGAATACTCGCTACGGGACTCCGCAGCAGCAGCCGTACGACCTTCCATTCCACGTTCAGCTCGTCGACATCTACGAGCCCAATGGTCCGATCGACCTGGCCATGCTGATGCTGCACGGCGGCGCGGGCTACAAGGCACAGTACGCCGCGGCGCTTGGCATCCTGATTGGCGTGCCGTCGGTCGACAACGTGCGATGGCACATCCTCGAGCACGTCAACGCAGCAGCATGGTTTGCGCAGGGCAGCCACTGCACGAAGGCAAACGCCGGCCCCTGGAACCCCAACGGCGTCGACACGGTAAGCGCGCAGTACCCGAATGGCGTGGCAGGCTGGAGCAGCCACGCCTACTGGTCCGGCGCCGACGACCCGCAGTTCGCCAAGGATGTTGCGACCGCGATGCGGAGCCGCTACGGCAGTGTGTTCCGCGTGTGCTGCGGGCACTCCGAGGGCGGGATGATGACGCAGCGGATCTGGGCTGAGCAGAGCATCGGCGGGTTCAACTGCTTCTGCGTCAGCTCGGGTCCGGCCAACCACTGGTACTTGAGCAACCCGACGCTGCCGCAGATCCCGATGCCGTTCCGAGCGCAGTTCGGCTTGCAGGACGACAACATCGGTATCGCCGGCGGCCACTTCCTCGACCAGACCTGGGTGGGCAGCAAGAACCCCACGGTCAGCCAGGCCGAATTCCCCGTCATCTCGATCAGCGACTTCTACCGACTGCAGACCCGCGTCGATGCCTACAACACCTTCTACGGCAGGCCTGCCGAGACGGTGAACTGGAACGATGGCGTCACGGTGGCCGCAAAGATCGGAACGAAGACGACGTGGACCTACTGCGGTGGCGCCATGCAGCTCGTGCTGTACAGCGACGCCCAGCACAGCACGAAGTCGCACCAGGCCTGCGCTGGCCACGGGATGTTCACCGACTTCGCCATCTTCGCACTGCAGAACATCCGCTAACTGAGAGGCAGATAGCATGACGCAAGACACCAACGACCAGGGCGCCGTGAGCGGCACGCCGCAATTCGCAGCAGCACTGCTCGACGCCCTGACGGCGCAGCGCAACCAGGCGCTCAATGACAACGCCAGGCTGCTGGCCTCGAACGCCGCGCTGCGCACGCAGCTCAAGGCGGCGCAGGACAAGCTGGCGGCCATGAGCCAGCAGGTCGCATCCCAGCAGCCCGCCGCGCAGGTGGCCTGATGCCGCGCAAGAAGCAGCAGATCGCCATCGCCAACGAGCCGCCGACGTGCGGCTCGTGTCGTTTTTGGGCGCACGACCCGCAGAACGATGAGGCCGGGTGCGGGCACTGCAAGTTCAACCCGCCGGTGCCGATGTTCGATCCTGAGGAGAGCGTCGTCTTCACGGCGTTCCCGATGGTTGAGGCGACCGAAGGCGCGTGCGGCAAGTTCGTCGGGAGGCACTGATGGCGACCAAGCCGATGGATGACGCGCTGCTGCGCGAGGCGCTGCGCGCGATGGAGGCGTGCGGAGGCAACCAGGTGAAGGCGGCGCGCACGTTGGGCGTCAGCAGGAGCACGCTGCAGGGCCGCCTGCGCATCGCGGAGATGCGCAACCCCAAGCCGCCCGAGGACGAGTCGGCATCGATGGCCGACAGGATCCGAGACCTCGAGACCGAGCTGAAGTTCGCCAAGGCCGAGTCGCTCGACGCGGAGTACGTGCGGCGCAAGATCGTCGGGCTTCAGCGCGATGTGGTGGCCTGCGAGATACCAGACTGGGCGGCGCGAGCGAAGCGCACGTTCGGCGGCGCCGGCGTGCCCACACTGTTCGCCTCCGACTTCCACTGGGGCGAGATCGTCGACGCCAGCCAGGTGGGCGGCGTGAACGAGTTCAGCATGCCGGTCGCTCATCGGCGTCTGCGCACCATGGTTGAGGTCACCATCGACCTGCTGCGCAACCACGTCACCAGCCAGGGCGGATACCCTGGCATCGTGTTCGCTCTCGGCGGCGACATGGTCTCCGGCGACATCCACGAGGAGCTGCAGGCCACCAACGAGGCCGAGATCATGAAGTGCGTGGTCGACCTGTATGGCGCGCTCGTGTGGGCCATACAGGCGTTGGCCAATGAGTTCGGCCGGGTGTTCCTGCCGTGCGTCAGTGGCAACCACGGTCGCAACACGCACAAGATCCGCGCGAAGGGACGCAACTTCACCAGCTTCGACTGGCTGTTGTACGTCTTCCTGGCCAAGCGCTTCGAAGACGACAAGCGGATCCAGTTCTTCATCCCCGATGGGCCTGACGCGCTGTACTCGATCTACGGCCACCGCTACCTGCTGACGCACGGCGACCAGTTCCGCGGCGGCGACGGCATGATCGGCGCGCTGGGCCCGATCATCCGCGGCGACCACCGCAAGCGCAGCCGCAACAGCCAGATCGGCATGGAGTACGACACCATGCTGATCGGTCACTGGCACCAGCTGATTCAGCTGCAGCGCCTGATCGTGAACGGATCGCTGAAGGGCTACGACGAGTACGCCTACAGCAACAACTTCGGATTCGAGCCGCCGCGCCAGGCGCTGTGGCTCACGCACCCGCAGCACGGCATCACCTTCTCGATGCCGGTTCAGGTCGAGCGCCCGAAGGCGCAGGCCAGCAAGCCTGCATGGGTCAGCTGGAAGGAGGCTGCCTGATGGCAGACATCATCGAGCTGCGGAGGTTCGGTGGCGAGATCCCCGTTTCTCCGCCGCACCTGCTGCCGGACTATGCGGCGCAGCAGGCGCAGTTCTGCGACTTCGCGCACGGCCACCTCATGCCGCTCAAGCAGGGATTCCTGCTGACCACGATGTCGGCCGCGGTGAAGACCATCTATACGCAGGACGGCATCAACTTCTACACCTGGCCGTTCGAGACGTGGGCGTTCCGCAGCCCTGTGCTCCAGGACACCTACAACCGGGTCTACTTCCTGGATTCGTCGGGCGTGCTGCAGGTCACAACGACGGTAGGCATGACGCCGACCGGCGGCCAGCCTTCCAGCACCTACAAGGTCGGGGTGCCTGCGCCCACGCTCGCCCCAGGACTTGCGGTTGTCGAGCGAACCACGCTGCGCGACTATCCTGGCGCCACTTTCACGGCGAAGGTGTGGTGGGAAAGCCAGGGCACCCAATACCAGGAGGCGGATGCTGCGCTGACGACCGTGACGGCACTGAAGGCCTTCACCTTCAACGCTTCTGCAAAAGCATCTGACACGCCGGCGGACGCTGTCGTGAAGGCGATGATCTCCCTGAAGGATGGGAGTGGCAACCCGATCTTCTCTCTGACGCTCGGCGTTGGAGACTCCGACATCCGCACCCTGGCGCTGCCGGGCGGCGTGACCGTTGCGCTCACCCTGGTCAGCGGCAGCCAGTACAGGTTCGATCTCTCGTACGGCGTCGCCGAGACTCGCGCCTACACCTACACCTGCGTCAACACCTGGAAGGAGGAGTCTGCGCCTGGCCCAGCATCGCAGATCTCGGTGACCTACCTCGAGGATGTGCAGGTGACCCTGTCGGCTGTCGACTTCACCGGCTACCGTCCGCTGTCTGCCTACAACCTGTACCGCACGATGGGCACCAGCCCAACGTACGTGCTCGTGCGAGACGCCGACGCCAGCACGAGCTTCGTCGACAGCTCGAGCAAAGCATCCGATGTGCTGGGTACGCTGCAGACGCTGGACTACGTCCTGCCTCCAGCGCAGCTCGATGCGATGGTGGCAATGCCGAACGGATGCTTCGTCGGCTTCCACGACAACATGCTGTACATCAGCGAGCCCTACAGGCCGCACACCTGGCAATACCAGAAGGCCTTCCCGAAGAGTATCCGCGGCCTGTGTGTCGCGGCCCAGTCTGTCGTGGTGGCGACCGCGGAGTTCTGCTACGCGCTGGTGGGCTCGGCTCCCGCCAACATGCAGCCGCTGAAGCTGTCTGCGCAGCAGGCCGGCATCGCCCAGCGTTCGATGGTTGACACCGACGGATCGACCGCTGTCGTGACGCACGATGGTGTGCTGCAGATCTCGGGCTCGCAGGCCAGCATGCGCGCAAGCCAGGCGCTCTTCGCCAGAGACGACTGGCAGACCAGGTATGGCGCCATCCTCCAGGACGCGTCGATGCGCCTCGCATTCCACGACGGTTGCCTGGTCGCCACGTCGTCGACCCAGGCCCTCGGCTTCCTCATCCGCTTCGACGGCGAGGATTCCGGCCAGTACACGCAGTTCAATGAGCAGATGGATGCGATGTTCCAGCTGCCAGTGGCCGATACGCTGTACTACGCCAAGGGCGCGAACATCTACGAGTTCAGGGCCGGCAGCGATTACAGCTACACCTGGTGGAGCAAGGACTGGACGATGTCTCGCCCAGTGAACCTGGGCGCCGGCTACATCCGCTGCAGCGCGCCGGTGACGCTCACGGTGTATGCCGACGGCGCTCAGGTGTGGACCGGCTCCGTGTCCACCGGCTACTTCCGGCTGCCGGCGGGCTTCAAGGCGCTGCTCTGGTCGGTCAAGCTGCAAGGCACCGCCACCGTCGAGGAACTCGTCATCGCCAAGACCATGGGAGACCTGAAGCGTGTCGAATGACGTCCTGGCGCTGCCGCCAACCTTCGGCATCGAGGACTTGCATGTGCGCGCGTTCTGTGAGGCGCTTGCGCAGGCCTGGGCAGTACGCAACGACGGCGCCGGCAAGGACGGCGACCGGTTCGTTCGCAAGGACGAGGTCGCCTCGATGGCGTCTGACGCCGTCGTCAACATCCTGTCCGGAGCCGCCGCGGCCGCAACAGGCGGCAGTGTGCCGACCCCGCTTGCCGCCTATACGTCCGTCGTGCGTAGCGTCACCGACTTGGTGCTGAACTCGAAGGCCTACGAGTGGCTGCGCGAGGGGGCGAAGCCGATCAATGCACCGAACGGCAACCAGGGCCCCAACATCCTGGCCGAGCAGCAGCTGCGCTCCGATAAGGACAACGCGCTGGCGCAGGCGATCAACACGATCTGGTCGCAGATCGGCGGCAGTTCGGCACTGATTCAGGACGGCGCTCTCGCGGAGGTCAGTCCGGCCGCGGTGGAGGCCACGAAGTGGGATGAGGTGGTCGCCGCCGTGACCGATCCGAACACCGGGCAGATCTCGACGACGTCCATTCGAGAGGAGTTGGACGCATACGAGTCGAAGGTCGATGGGACGATGAACACGACCTGGGGCGTGCGCAGCAACGTCAACGGCGTAGTGACCGGCGTCGTGCTCATGACCTCTGCTGGCGCTGGCTCGCCGCCCGGCACGGCCACGTCGGACTTCATGGTGATGGCCGACCGGTTCTCGCTGGTCAACCCGGACAACACGTCGCAGACGCCGGTGCCGTTCACCGTCGACTCGGGCGGCAATGCAGTCTTCACCGGCACCGTGTACGCGGCCGACGGCGTGTTCGGCGGCGACCTCCAGGCGGCGCGCATCTCGGTGGGCACCAGTGCATCGGCGACGATGTTCTATGACCCGTCGAATGTCGGCGTCTCGCTGTACTCGAGCGCGACCGGCCTGCTGACGCTGGACGCCTACATCGGCGCCGCGGTGTCGACGTCGGACGAGCTGCTGTTCAAGAACGGCGACAACACCTGGCCGATCGAGCGCCGCATCAAGACGGGCCAGGTGTTCTTCTCGCTTAACGCGAGCGCGGTCGTCGACGACATGTTCAGCATCTGGTACCGCGTCAACGGCGGCGCCTGGGTGTTCCTCGTCAACGTCCACGAGCCCCAGGCAGGAGACGGCCCGGTGGCGCTGGCCGCTGGCCACACCTTCACCGTCAACACCGGCGACACGGTGCAGTTCGGCGTCTCGCCGACCGACCAGAACTTCAACTCGAACGACATGAGCAAGCTCTACATCCACCTGTGCAGCGTGGTGGCGCAGGGGAGGAATTTCTGATGGCGCGCACCGTGCTGATCGTTGGCGGCGCAGCGTTCTACGAGGATACCGGCGAGCCGGTGCCGCAGCCGGCCACCGATCCCTGGGTCGCGGTGCGCGCGCGGCGCGACCAGCTGCTGGCCGCCTGCGACTGGATCGTCGTGCGCGCGGCCGAGGCCGGCCAGCCGGTCGCGGCCGCCTGGGCCACCTACCGCCAGGCGCTGCGCGACATCACCCTGCAGCCGAGCCCGACGGCCGTCGTATGGCCGGTCCAGCCGCCCACCGGGACCGCGGTGCAGCCCTGACAAAAACCAACAGTTGCCACAGGCAACAAACTATAATGGCGCCTGCATTTTCTGTGTGCCGAATGCCCGATGCGCAACTTCCTGAAGCTGACCAGCGGCGCCGACGTGGTGCCGCTCCTGGCGGCCATTCACCGCCTCGAGAAGTCCCACGGCATCTGGCGTGAGGACACCTACCTGCGCGACTACCCGCAGGGCCCTTTCGAGGACGTCGAGTCGATCATCCTGCGGTTCCCGCCGCGCTCCGTCCACGAGACCGAGAAGGCCATGGCCGAGCACCTGGCCAACTTCGACCAGCACGAGAACGTCGACCAGCCGGCCTACGCGTGGCTGCCCGAGGCGCGCCCGCTGGTCTTCGGCCTGATGACGCTCGTCAGGGGCGAGCGGCTCGGGCGCGTGATGATCAACAAGCTGCGTCCCGGTGGCCGGATCTTCCCGCACGCCGACACGCCGGCTCACGCGCAGTACTGGGACCGGCACCACATCGTGCTGCAGTCGGCGCCGGGCTCGATGTTCCGTGCCGGTGACGAGCAGGTCGAGATGCGGCCCGGCGACGTCTGGTGGTTCGACAACAGCGCGGAGCACGAGGTCGTCAACAACTCGACCGTCGATCGCATCCACATGATCGTCGACATCCGCACGAGCAAGCCCGCTGCGGCGCCGGCGTGCTGACGACTCACATCGAATCGTTCGAGGAGCGGCTACCCGAGCTGCAGAAGCTCCTGCCTGGCCACTACCGGGAGCTGGCGCTGAACCAGGACAAGGTTCCGCTTTCGCCGCGGTACGACGTCTACATCGCGCGCGAGCGGGCAGGCGAGCTGCTGTTCGTGACCATGCGAGACGCCGGCGAACTCGTCGGCTACTTCATCGGGTTCATCTCGCCGGGGCTGCACTACAGCACCTGCCTGACGTGCCAGATGGACATCTTCTACATCCGGCCTGACAAGCGCGGCAGCGCGCTGCCCGGCGTGCGCCTGTTTCGGGCCGTCGAGCGCGAGCTGCGACGTCGCGGCGTGCAGCGCTGGTTCGTCGGGTCGAAGTGCGCGGCTGATGCCAGCAGCCTCTTCGAGTACCTGGACTTCGACAAGGTCGAGGTCTATTACAGCAAATGGATTGGAGAGAGCTGATGGTTGCAGCAGCAGTTGTCGGTTCAGCGGTCGTCGGTGCGGTCGCGTCCAACGCGGCCTCCAGCAAGGCGGCCAGCGTGCAGCAGAACGCGATCGATGCGCAGTCGGGTATCGCGAACCGCCAGCAGCAGATGGCGGAGGACCAGTGGAACCGCTACCTGAAGACCTATGGCCCGCTGGAAGACCAGTTCGCGCAGCAGGCCAAGGACTACGGGTCGGAGGCCAACCGAAGTCAGGCCGCCGCAGAGGCGGCCGACACGGTGGCTGGCAGCTACGACTCTGCGCTGCACCAGCTCAACAGCACTCCGGGCCTGGATCCCAGCAGCCAGACCTACCTGAACGCGGTCTCCAAGCTCGGGATCTCGGAGGCGGCGCAGTCTGCGGCCGCGCAGACGGGCGCTCGGCGCAACGTCGACGCGCAGGGGATTGCTCGCGAACAGGACGCCATCTCGATTGGCAAGGGGCTACCTGCATCGGCCAGCTCGTCGCTGTATGGCGCCGGCCTCACTGCATCCGGCATGGGGCGCGACGCGGCGGCGTACGGGGCTCAGGCTGCGCAGAGCGCGGCCGGCATTGGCCGAATGTTCGGCGACATGGCGTCCAACCCCGCCGTCGTGAACGGGGTGAAGGGCTGGTTCTCTGGTGGCGTCGATGAGCCGACCGACGCCGACTTCGATGCCGGCTTCGGCGACATGTAAGGGGGCGCGATGAGCGGATTGGGAATCTTCCTCGGCGGACTGAGCCACGCGTACGAGGGCTACGAGCAGGGCCAGCAGGACGCCATCAAGCGCCAGAACGACATCGAGGACAGGCAGTACCTGAGGCAGCAGCGCGACTACGAGCTGGGCCAGCAGCAGCGCACCATCGCGCAGCAGGCGCGCGAGGATCAGCTGCGCAAGGATTTGCAGGCTATCAAGCCGGCCGGCACGCCGGATGGAAGTTCGGCGCCGCCGGCTTCGACGGACGGTGCCAGCACGACGGACGACGACAGCGGCGACGCGACGGGCGATGACGGTTCCGCCGACGCGACCGCGGTCGCTCCGGCTCCGATTCCGCCCGTCGACTCGTCGCTGAGCGGGTATGGCGGCTATGGCTTGGACGGCGCCAGCGGAGACATGACCGCACCCGCACCCGCCCCGGCGGCCGCCGCGGCCCCGGCGCCGGCCCCGGCCGCCGCTGCAACGCCAGTCTCCGCGCCGTCTGCTGGCGTAACGCCGCCCCCCGCGGGTGCGGCGGCGACTGGCGCTGCCGCTGCGGCCCCTGCTGCCGCGCCGACGAGCGCAGCCGCAGCCCCGTCCGCCGGTGCTGCCACTCAGCCCGTTGCCGCGCCGGCGGCCGCCGGCGGGAAGATCCGCACGCAGGACCAGGAGCTGATGGATGTGGCCAACGCCTACCAGAAGGCCGGCCAGTACGACACCGCGATGCGCCTGCGCACTGCGGCCATGCAGATCGGCATGCAGCGCGCCGCGAACGAGTTCCTCGAGATCAAGGCGTCGTCCGCCGGAAAGACGCCCTTCGAGATCGCGCAGGAGGCGGCCCAGGTCTTCAATCACGACCCCATGCCGACCCAGGTGACGGGGGTGAAGGATCTCGGCGCGAATGGCGTGCAGATTACGATCAACGACCGCCAGATCGGCGGCGAGCACACCCGGACCTTCGCCAACCCGCAGCAGCTGATCGACGCTCTCGAGAGCTACTACAGCCCGCAGACCTACCAGGCGCTCGCCGCGCAGCGCGCGAAGTACCAGCTGGACATGCAGGCCAAGCTGGCCGAGCACCCGTACACGCCGGTGATGGGCGGCTTCGTCAACAACGCGACCGGCCAGTTCACCCGCACGCGCGACTACAACGTCAACAACGGCAAGCAGCCGCCGTCGCCGTCCGCGCAGGTGCAGTCGATGATCGACGACATCTCCGAGAAGGGCGACACGAAGCTGCAGCCGACGCAGCTCGCCGCCGCCAAGGACTACGGCGACCGGCTGATCAACACGAACCCCGGGCTGCCGCCCGAGCGCGCCGCCAGGATCGCCACCGACGTGGCCCAGGATCCGACGAAGACGACCGTCGCTGTCAACCCCGACACCGGCACAGTCGACCTGGCCTACGACGACCAGGACGGCCGCCGCTACACGCTGACGCCCAACTTCACGTCGCCTGCGCTCGAGGCCGCGAAGCCGAAGCTGACGCCCGACCAGACGGCGCAGCTGAAGGACTCCGTTCGCTCGATGGTGATGCAGGCGCCCCAGAACGAGCAGCGCTCGCTCGTGGCCGCCGCCTTCGATCCGAACCAGCGCCAGCAGCTCCTGGCCCAGGTCCAGCAGAGCGCGCAGCAGGTGATCAACGACGCGATCCAGAAGGCCAAGGCCAGCGGCCAGCCAGTGAACGAGGATGCGATTCGCCAGAACGGCATCGCCCGCACGCAGCAGGCGATCCAGGCGCTGCAGCGCAAGCTCGACCTGGTCAAGGCCTACGGCGACCCGAAGATGGTCTCGCAGCAGGGCGCCAATTCCATCACGTCCAACCTGACGTCCCTGCTGAATCCGGGCGGGATCCCGGGGTACGAGGGCTCAAACGCCCCTGTGCCGCCGCAGTTCCAGGCTGCTGCGGCGCGCGCCGACGCGACGCAGGCCCAGGCAGTCGCAGCGCAGCAGCGCAAGGCTGCGCAGGCCCAGGCCGCGCGCGCGTCACAGCAGCAGGCCGTCGGCTGGCTCACGCCGGCGCGCATCGACGCGATGAATGGCGACGAGGTTCAGCGGCTGCTCGGCCAGTACGGCACGCAGCTCACCTCCGACCAGGCGCGCCGCATCTACAGCACGCACTACCACGACCTCACCCCCGCGCAGATGGACATGCTGCAGCGGCAGTTCTGAGCGAGCACGATGGCTGACTCCCTGATTCCGTTCACCGCCGACGACCTCATTGCCTCCAGCGCGCAGCCGGCCGCCGGCGGCGACTCGAGCGTCAGCTCGTTCGTGGCGCAGTACCTCCCTGTGGCGCAGCGCGTGTCGCAGCAGACCGGCGTCGCGCCACAGGTGCTGCTCGGCCAGTGGGGCCTCGAAACGGGGTGGGGCAAGAGCGTCGTCCCCGGCACACACAACCTGGGGAACATCAAGGACTTCAGTGGCGCCGGCACGAGCGCGACCGACAACCAGACCGGCAGCGTCGATCGGTATCGCACGTACGGTGACCCGGACGCGTTCGGAGACGACTACTCGCGCCTGATCGGCAGCCGCTACCGCGGCGCCATGGGCGCTGGCGGTGACGCCGGCCGCTTCTTCTCTGCGCTGCAGCAGGGCGGCTACGCGCAGGACAAGGACTACGTCAGCAAGGGCGTCGCAGCATCCGCTGCCGCAGCCCAGGCCATGGGCGGCGCGGCGCAGCCGAGCCAGGGCTCGTACTACGACGCGCCGTCCACCGACAGGTACGTGCCGGGCGCCGGCAAGACCAACCCGACCATCTCCGACTACGCGAAGGAATTCGCGGCCTCCGCGCTCGAGGGCGTGGGGAGCATCGGCCAGGGCGTCGGCGAGATGGGCGCGACGTTGATGAACGACGTCACCGGCACCGAGGACTACGAGGGCAAGAACCTGCTGACGTCGGCGGGGCAGTCGGTGCGCGACACGATGTCGCCGGCCGGCAAGGAGGCCGTGCAGGACGCCGCCATCGAGGGCAACGCCGCGTCGCTGCTCACCGGCGACTGGAACAGCGTCAAGCTGCCCACGAGCGCAGCCGGCTGGGGCATGTTGGCCGCGGGCGGCTTTGGATCGCTGGCACCGGCCCTGATCCCGATGGTTGGCACCGCCGGGCGCGTCGCATCCCTCGCGCGCGCCGCCGAAGCCGCCCAGGCGGCCGGCGACCTGGCGAAGGCTGCCGAGCTGGCTAGGGCCGCGCAGGCCGCGTCGACGACGGCCAAGGTCGTGACTGCGGGCAACGATGCCCTGATGATGGGTGGCGGCGGGGCTGAGGCGGCGCGTGCCAACGTGCAGAAGCAGGTCGACGGCATGACGCACGACCAGCTGATGCAGCAAGTGCCGGTCTACGCCGAGGTCTACGGGCGCACCGGCGACGAGCGCGAGGCGCGCAACGCCGTCGTGAACTCTGCCGCACGCTGGGCCGGCGGCCTGGCGGCGATGGCCGCCGCGGCGGGCGGCGCCTTCAACAGCAAGGTGCTCGAGGACTTCCTGGTCGGCAAGGGCACAGCCGCGATGGTGGGCCAGTCGACCGCCTCGCGCGCCGGCCGCGCGGGCATCACGGCGGCAGGCGGAGCGGTGGGCGGCGCCGGCCAGATGGGCGCCATGAAGGCGGGCCAGAACGCCGGCGAGAACATCGCCATGGGCCAGCCTGCGGACCAGGATCTGACGCGCAACATGGCGGGCGACCTGGTATCCGGCGGCCTGCTCGGCGGCGTGGCCGGCGCCGTCGGCGGCGCCACCACCTCGCACGATGCCGCGGAAGCGCCGGCGCCTGCCGCCCCCGAGGCGCCCGCGCCCGCGCCGAACTCTCCGCTCGGCAATGCCGCGAATGCGGGCATCGCCGCCAAGGCGGCCGCCGAAGCTGCAATGCCTCCCGCGCCGGCACCGCAAGCCGATCCGATCTCCGCCAAGGTGGACGACATCAAGCAGCGCATGCAGCAGGGCGGCCTGCTCGATGCGCTGCGCAGCGGCGATTCGCCGGTCGACACGAAGCAGTTCCTGCGCGACCTGGCAGTGGCGGGCAGCCCGTCGACCGCCGCGCATCTGCGTGAGCAGGCGATGTCGCGCTTGGAGTTTGCCCTCGGCTGGGCCGACCAGAACGCACCACAGGCCGCGTCCGCGGCCCGAGTGGATGCGGCCCAGCGCCAGGCCGCCGTCGACCGCGAGGCTGAGCTGCTGCAGCAGCTGCAGCAGGCCCAGACGCCGGCCGCGCGCGAGCAGATCCAGCGCGAGATCGACGCCAACCGCCAGGCCAACCTCGGTGCTCCGGTGCCGCGCGCGCCGGCCTCGCCGGAAGCGCCCCCAATCGACTTCGACGCCGACGGCCTCACCAGCTCGCCCGGCGCCGCGCCCGAGAGCCCGCAGGTGCCCGGCATCGACGCCGAGCCCGGCGAGCTGGACCAGCGCTTCAACACCGACGGCATGGCGCTCGCCGATGCGCCCGCGCCGTCCGACGGAGCTGCGCTGCCGTTCGACGGCTCGCACATCCCGACCGACAACCTCGAGCTGGCGCCTACCGATGACGCCGCGCCGGCGCCCGCTCCACTGCCATTCGACGGCGGCGAGCCGAGCACGTCGCTCGGCGCCGCGCCGGAGCGCCCGGCGCACGACAACGCGATCGAGCCGCCGGCCGACCAGTTCGACCCGCGCTTCAACACGGACAGCCTGTCACTGGCGCCGCAGCCTTCAGCCGCCGAGCAGCGTGCCGAGGCGCACCAGCAGCAGGTCGATGCCGCCAACGCGGCGGGCGATGAAGCGCGCGCGCAGCGCCTGCAGCAGCAGCGCGATGCCGAGGTTCAGCGCCAGGAGCAGGCGGCCGCCGCGGCCGACGCGCGCGCCTCCGCACGCCCGAACGTCGACCAGGTGGTCGCCGCCCTGCGGCCCGAGCCGTTCCAGCGCACCGCGGAGCAGAAGGCAGCCATCGCGCGCGCCCGCGCCACCTACGCGCCGGGGGACATGGCGCTCATCGAGGCGGCGGCGCGCGCGCCGTTCTCGGTTGACGCTGTCGGCCGGGCGCGGCTGAACGAACTGCGCCAGACGGCGGCCCGCGGCGACGAGGGCCGCAGCGCGCCGGCGGCGCTGCGCAAGCGGCGCGATCATCTGCAGCAGCTCGCCGCGCTGGGATTCGACACGGTCGAGCGCCACCCCGACGGCTTTCGGCTGCGCAACAGCCGCACCGGCCAGGAGCTGAAGCTCGATGGCATGGCCGACGCGCAGCTGGCGCGCCAGGCGATCCGCGCGCACATCGACGAGCAGGCCCACCAGGCGTCGACCAGCCCGAGCAACGAGCTAAAGGAGCCGACCGATGCGCAGAAGCAGGCCGGCAACTACAAGAAGGGCCGCATCGCCAACCTGAACGGCCTGCGGATCTCGATCGAGAACCCGCAGGGATCGATGCGCCGCGGCGTCTCACCGGAAGGCAAGGCCTGGGAGACGAAGCTCGCTCACCACTACGGCGACATCGAAGGCACCAAGGGTGCCGACGGGGATCCGGTGGACGTGTTCATCGGCCCGCGCCCCGACTCGAAGAAGATCTTCGTGGTCGACCAGAAGAAGCCTGACGGCTCGTTCGACGAGCACAAGGTGATGATGGGCTTCACCTCCAAGGAGGCGGCGCGCCGCGGCTACCTGGAGAACTACGAGCCAGGCTGGGACGGCCTCATGGCCATCACCGAGATGTCGCCGGACGAGTTCAAGTCCTGGGTGAACTCCGATGCCGCTCAGCGCCCGGCCTACGAGTCAGCGCCCGGCCGCGTCACCGTGCGCGACGAAGGTCGCGAGATCACCGTGCCGCTGGTCCACGACGATGACCTGCCGACCAAGCGCAGCAAGTCGGGCGAGGTGACGCAGGGCCAGGCCGCGCTGCTGCGCAAGGTGGCCTCGGTCTTCGGCAAGCGGGTGCAGTTCTTCGACGACCCTGGACGAGAGATCCTGTCGGATGGCTTCGTTCGCTCCGAGGATCCGTCGACGATCTACCTGAACCGCAAGACCACCGTGTCGGCGCTGTCGGTGTTCGGCCACGAGCTGATGCACCTGCTTCGCCAGGAGCGGCCGGAGGCCTACGACGCCGTGGCCGCCGCGGTGCAGGCGCGAGTGAAGGATGAGCACGGCTTCCTGCGCTACTACGGCGACACGTCGCTCAGCCATGATGCGATGCTCGAGGAGCTGGTCAGCGACCTCAACGGCGACCTGATGCGCGATGGCAAGTTCTGGCGCGAGGTCTTCGACGAGATCACCCAGGCCCATGGCGACGATGCGAAGGGCATCATCGCGAGCCTGGCCGAGGTGCTGGAGCGGCTGTTCAAGCAGTTGGTCGACGCCTTCAAGGGTGAGCGCGGCTTCGAGTCGCAGCGCTTCCTGGAGAACGCGCACGAGCTGCGCGACACCTTCCGCAAGGCGCTGGCCGAGTACGGCCGCGACCAGGGCATCAGTAAGGCCGCCATGCAGGCCGAGATCCTGCGACTGAAGCAGAAGTCGAAGGAGGCCGCGAAGAGCCCTCAGCGCGAGGATGCCGCCGAGACGCCGGCGTTCGAGCGCTGGTTCGGTGACAGCAAGGTAGTTGATGAGGATGGCGCCCCCCTCAAGGTCTATCACGGCAGCCCGGTCCACGACTTCAAATCGTTCGACCTATCGAAGGTGAACCCGTCGGATCCGGATGGGCCGTACAACGGGTTCTGGTTCAGCACCAGCGACGAAGAGGCCGATCGAGCGGGCTCGTTCCCGTGGGGTCGCCCCGACACAAAGGGCCAGGTGCGGTCCTTCTACCTGTCCTTGAAGAACCCAGCCACGAGGCAGCAGGCCAACAGGATCGCCAGCAGGATCGAGAACGACTGGGATCTCAAGTATCCGGAGGCGCGGAGCTGGCAGGACGCGACTCGCATCGAGCTGCAGCGCCAGGGCTTCGATGGCATCGTCCACTCGCCTCCGGCGATTGTTACTCCGAAGCTGCTCGCGAAGATCAATGCGGAGCCGGGCAAGCGGATCGAACTCGGCGACAGCAAGTTCTCCGTCGCTCTGGGTGACAACGGAAAGTACGAGATCTTCTACGACGGGCACCTCAATCGCGACTACGACATGCCGAAGGGCAATGTCGGAGAGGTGGCGCCAGGCACGTACGTGGCGTTCCGCCCGGAACAGATCAAGAGCGCCTCGGACAACGACGGCAGCTTCGACCCCAACAGCGCCGACATCACCCGCAGCCGCCGCCGCGAGGACTTCGACAACCCGGCCGACCGCGTCGAGGTGAGCACCACGGTGCCGACCGCGAAGAAGGGCGGCAAGCTGGTCAACGACGCCGTCGGCCAGAAGTGGATCATCGACCAGGCCGACATCGAGCAGGCCAAGGAGCATGCGGCCGCGGCCGAGGCGGCGATCCGCAGCTACAACGCGGTGAGCGTCGACCGCAAGGCGAGCGCCTTCGATGCGCTGCGCCACGTCGTGGTCGACAACCTGGTGTGGCTCTACGACAAGATGCCGCCCGCGGTGCGCGAGCGCGCGAAGCTCTGGTACGACGGCGCCAACCGCATCGCCTCCGGCTGGGCCCGCGAGTTCCACCTGGACGAGCGTCAGGTCGCCGGCGTGCTGGCGGTGCTGTCGCCCCAGAAGGACTGGTTCATGAACGTCTCGCTGGCCGAGCGTCTGATCCGGATCTACGAGGAGCACCGCAACGAGCCGTGGTCGCCGGCGATGACGCAGTGGGTGCGCAGCTACGTCGACGCCTCGAAAACCGTGCAGGAGAAGGCCGCGCGCGCCGGGCTGCTGTCCGATGCGATCCGGCTGCAGGGCAAGACCCTGGCCGAGATGAGCGACCGCGATGCGGCCCGCTTCATCCGCGTGTTCGACGAGACCTACTTCCCGCGCAGCTACCGCGTGGTCACGCCCGAGGGCGGCTTCGGCGACTTCGTCACGAAGGGCGCCGACGAGGCTGACGTTGACGCCGACGAGGTCGCGCCGGGCAACGTGGCCTGGGGCTCGTACCCGACCATCGAGAAGGGCGTGGCCATCCTGCGCTCGAAGCCGGACCAGGTGTTCCAGACGGTGTCCGACAACCTGGGTGGCGAGCACAAGGTCCGCAACTTCTACAACAACATCATCCGGCCGAACTCGGCCGACGGCCACGTCACGATCGACACCCACGCGGTGGCGGCCGCCTTCATCAAGGCGCTGTCGGGCACGTCGACCGAGGTGATGCACAACTTCGGCACGACGCCGAAGGGCGAGCCCGGCGCCGGCGGCAACGCCTCGAGCGGTGCCTCCGGCCTGTACGGCGCCTTCGCTGACGCCTACCGCGAGGCGGCCGCCAAGGTGGGCGTGCTGCCGCGCGAGATGCAGTCGATCACCTGGGAGGCGATCCGCTCGATCTTCCAGCCCAGCTTCAAGAGCAAGCGCGCTGGCGACGTCGAAGGCCTGTTCAACCGCTACAAGGCCGGCGAGATCTCGCGCGAGCAGGCGCGGGACCAGGCCTACGACATGGCCGGGGGCATCAAGGCGATGCCGTGGGAGGGCACGCCCGAAGGCCGCTTCGTCGAAGAGGGAGGCGCGTCGTTCGACGCCGGCCTGCACGATGATCCGGAGCAGCGCGCCGCGCGCGAGCTGGAGCCCCAGGATGCCAAGGACAAGGTCCAGGTGTCGCTGTCGGCCGCCACGCACTCGATCCCCGGTCTGGCCGAGCTGCACCGGCTGGCCAGCCGCGGCGACAGCCTGGCGCACGAACTGCTGCACCAGGTGGCGCTGGACAACGTCAAGCACCTGCTGGCCGGCACCTCGGCGCACATCAAGGAGGCGCGCGCCACCGGCCTCTACGGCGGCGAGTCCGAAGCCTCCCTCGCGCTGAACATCACGTTCAGCGACGCCGACCGCGACCGCGTGCTGGCGGGCCTGGCGAAGTTCGCCGAGAATTTCAAGCAGGAGCAGGTCCACGTCCGCCAGGCCACCAAGGACAAGCAGGGCACCAAGTTTGGGGATGGCTCCTACGTCACCCCGGTGTATCGTTGGCATCTCGACCAGGCGCTGAGCCGCAAGCAGATCCAGCGCGTGATCGACCAGTCCGGGCTGTACGGCCTGACCTTCGGCGACGATTTCGTCGAAGCCTATTTCGTTGGAGACGTCGCAAATGAGCAACAGTACCAAGAGTTCTACCGAGCCGCCGGCGTCGCTGACCGACTCCTGGCAAAAGCTGGAGGACGACTTTCTGCGGGGCGTGCGCGACTCTGGCCGTACGGTCACGGAGATGGAGCCATCGGATACGAACGAATTCGTGGCGACGTTGCCTCAGGGCCGGCGATCGGGAGCGCAACCGCCCGACGGGTCGCGGAATACCTGAACGCCGAAGACGGGAAGGCCGGCAAGGTCAAGACCTTCCCGCAGGCGAAGGAGATCACCGAGGAGCAGGCGGCCAAGCAGCGCGAGATCGCGCAGGCCTACGAGGCCCTGCCTGACAACGATCTGGGCAACCCGCGCGTGCGGCGCGCCTACCGCGAGCTGGCCAAGGAAGTCGTGCGCCAGTACAAAGCGCTGCCCGTCAAGGTCGAGGTGCTCACCGGCCAGGGCGAGCCCTACAAGAACAGCGCCGAGATGCGGCGCGACGTTCTCGACAACAACCACCTCTACATCTACGGCACGACGCCGAGCACCTTCGGCCCCGAGGGCGTGGACTTCAGTGGCCACCCGCTGCTGGAGCCGTCCGGCCTGAAGGACGTCAACGGCCACCCGCTGCTGATGAACGACCTGCTGCGCGCGGTCCACGACTACTACGCGCACACGATGTCGCCGGTGGAGTTCGGGCCGAAGGGCGAGGAGGCGGCCTGGCTGAACCACATGTCGATGACGTCGAACCCGTGGGCCCGCTGGGCACTCACGAGCGAGACGCGCGGCCAGAACAGCTGGGTCAACTTCCGCCATGACCTCGAGCCGTCGACCCCGATCAAGGATCGACCGTTCGCGCGCCAGAAGGCCGCACTCCTGCCCGTCGAGCACTCGCTCACCGGTGATCGCACGGTCGACAAGCCGATGAAGGAGCTGATCGACCAGCTGCCGGAGCAGCAGCGCCTGGGCTCGTTGAAGGCCGCCAAGGACGACAAGCTGAGCCGGCGCCGCGATGCGGACCCGCGCATGCTCAGCTGGAAGCAGGCGCAGCGCCGACTCGAGGATGCGGGCTATTCGGTCGAGCGCGACGACCGCGATGCGCCCATCGTGAAGAAGGATGGCGTGGAGGCCCACTACGCCAGCATGCCGAAGGATCTGCGCGAGGCCTGGAACGCCCTGTCGGTCGACGACCCCGGCGAGCCGGATGCGCACGATTTCGGGGCCGAGCGAGCGCTGCAGCAGATCGTCTCGCAGGCGGTGGCGATGAAGTTCAGCCGCACCCGCACACCGGAGTTCAAGGCCTGGTTCGGCGACTCCAAGGTGCGCGATGACGACGGCACTCCGCGCATCATGTACACCGGCACCTCGAAGGACGTGGACTTCAAGGAGTTCCGCGTGCCGAAGAACGGCGTGTGGTTCACCGCCGATCCGAAGGTTGCGAGCGAGTACGCGAAGGACAATGACAGCCAGGGCTCGCCCTACAACCCGGAGACTCGCCGCTATGAACCGGTGAACACTGCGGCGCGCGTGATCCCGGCCTACCTGAAGATCGACCGCCCGTACAAGCTCACCGACCAGGAGGCCGAGCGCCTGCGCCTGGCCAGCAACTACAAGCGCGAGCAGGGCATCATCTTCAACCAGGCGCGCGCCAAGGGCTACGACGGCGTCGACATCGGTGGCGGCACCTGGGTGGTGTTGAAGGATCCAGCGCAGATCAAGAGCGCCATCGGCAATGGCGGCGGGTTCGACCCCGGCAAGAAGGACATCACCAAGAGCCGCCAGCGCGGCGACTTCCAGTGGGAGGGCGTCGAGCGCGCCGACGGCGGCCCTGAGTACTTCGCCAAGAACTTCGCGCTCGTCGACCCGATCAAGCTGGCCGCCGACGACTTCGCCGCGGACCACGAGCCGGCGCTGCCGCTCGGCCACGCGGCCCACATGGATGAGGGGAACGAGGCCTACCAGTGGCGCATCGTCGGCCGCGACGGCCAGACGCTTGGTATGCTGGCCGGGCAGGTCACCCCCGAAGGCGAGATCAGCGCGGTACATGACCTCGCGATCGACCAGCAGCGCAATGGCGTCGGCCGCGACGTCATGGCGCATATCGCAGCCAACCGCACCGGCGACGTGAAGGTCGTCGAGGCGCTTCCCCAGAGCCAGGGCTTCTGGGACAAGATGGGAGCCGGCTACTATGACGTCAACCGCAACACCACCCTCGACTGGAACACCCTCTCGCGAGGCCTGGCGGGAGAAGATGCGCAAGCTCCGCGAGAAGCGGCCGGCGGATCCGCAGAGCGAATCCCGACTGGAGAAGTGGAAGAACTCGGTCCCGACGAAGCCGAAGGACTGAAGTTCAGCAAGGGCCGCCTCGACGAGGAACCCGACGGCAGCGCGAAGCAGGGCTGGGACACGCCCAGTGCGTCGAAGTTCGACGACATGGTGTACACGCTGCAGGACAAGCACGTCGACACCAAGCGCGTGGTGGATGCGATCAAGCAGACCGCCGGCGAGATCCGCGATGACCTCGACGTCTACCTCCAGGAGGAGCTGTTCCACGGCCGCGCCGCCAAGCGCACCGAGGACTTCGTCCACGGCGAGTTGCGGCCGCTGGTCGAGGAGATGAAGTCCAGCGGCCTGAGCATCGCTGAGCTGGACCAGTACCTGCACGCGCGGCACGCGCGCGAGGCCAACGAGGTCATCGCGCAGCGCAACCCCGATCTGAAGGACGCCGGCTCCGGCATGTCCAACCAGGACGCTGCGGCCTACTTCGCCGAGCTTTCCGCCGACAAGCGCGCCAAGCTCGACGCGGCCGCAAAGCACGTCGACGCGATGCTGCGCAAGACCAACGAGCTGCTGGTCGACTATGAGCTGGAGTCGGCCGAGACGGTGCAGGGCTGGGGCGAGATGTTCCAGCACTACGTGCCGCTTATGCGCGAGGATGATGGGCGCCACACCGGCAACGGCACCGGCCAAGGCTTCAGCATCAAGGGCCGCGAGGTGAAGAGCCGCACCGGCTCGACGCGCAAGGTGGTCGACATCCTGGCCAACATCGCCATGCAGCGCGAGCGCACCATCGTGCGCGGCGAGAAGAACCGCATTGCCCGCGCTCTGGTGGGCCTGGCGGACGCCAATCCGAACAAGGACTTCTGGCACGTCGACGTGGTGCCCAAGAACCAGGTGTTCAACAAGGACACTGGAAAGGTCGAGGAGCGTCCGGATCCTCTGTTCAAGCAGCGCGACAACGTGCTGGTGGCCAAGATCGCCCACCCGGGCGGCATCCACGAGCATGCCGTCATCTTCAACGAGAAGAACGAGCGCGCGGTTCGCATGGCCGCCGCCCTGAAGAACCTCGACGCCTCGCGCCTCGAGGGTCTTCTCGGGGTCTCGGCCAAGGTGACGCGCTACTTTGCCGCGGTGAACACCCAGTACAACCCGGTCTTCGGCGTCGTCAACCTGATCCGCGACGTGCAGGAATCGCTGGTTAACCTGCAAGCCACCGAGCTGGCCGGCCAGCAGAAGAAGGTGGCCCGCTACACGCTGGGCGCGATCCGCGGCATCTATTCCGACCTGCGTGCGGTGCGCAAGGGAGACCACACGGAGCAGGGCGAGTGGGGCAAGCTGTGGGAGGAGTTCCAGGAGGCGGGCGGCCAGACGGGCTACCGCCAGATGTTCGCCTCCAGCGCCGACCGCGCGAAGGCCATCGAGAAGGCGCTCAACCCTGAGGCCTGGATGAACTCCAAGCTGGGCAAGATCTTCACCGCGAACGGAGCGCTCAAGGTGCCGATGGCGGTCGCCCAGCGTGGCGCGAAGTGGCTGTTCGACTGGCTGGCCGACTACAACGAGTCGATGGAGAACGGCGTACGCCTGGCGGCCTACAAGGCGGGCCTCGAGGCCGGAATGAGCAAGGAGCGGGCGGCCAGCCTGGCCAAGAACCTGACGGTGAACTTCAACCGCAAGGGGCAAATCGCTCAGCAGGCCGGAGCGCTCTACGCGTTCTTCAACGCCAGCATGCAGGGTACGGCGCGCATGGCCACCACCCTGTTCACGATGGAGCCCGGCAAGCCCAAGACGATCCGCCTGTCCAGCCTGGGCAAGAAGATCGTGTTCGGCGGCATGTTGCTGGGCACCGTGCAGGCGCTCGCAATGGCGGCCGCCGGATTCAATGACGACGACCCGCCCGAGTTCATGCGCGAGAACGGCCTGATCATCCCGCTGGGCGGCAAGAAGTACGCTTCGATCCCGCTGCCCGGCGGCCTGCGCATCATCCCGTCCATCGGCCGCGTCACCACCCAGTGGGCACTCAGCGGCTTCAAGCGCACGCCGCAGCGCATCGACGACCTGATCTCGCTGTTCGCCGACAGCTTCAACCCGATCGGCAACGCGGGCATGTCGATGCAGACCTTGGCCCCGACGGCGTTCGACCCGCTGGTCGCACTCACCGAGAACAAGGACTTCACCGGCCGCCCGATCGCGAAGGAGTCGCACAATAAGGCGACGCCTGGCCCGGAGCTGGTGCGCGACACGGCATCGAGCATCGGCAAGCTGCTCAGCGAGGGGATCAACTACCTGTCCGGCGGCACGCAGTACACCGCCGGCGTGGTGAGCCCGACGCCCGACCAGATCGACTACCTGCTCGGCCAGGTCACCGGCGGCGTCGGCCGCGAGCTGAACAAGCTCGAGCAGAGTGCGCTCGGCACCGCCCGCGGTGAGGATGTGCCGCTGTACAAGGTGCCGCTGGTCGGCCGGTTCATCGGCGACGCCTCCGGCCAGGCCAGCGAGGGCAACGAGTTCTACGCGAACAGCGACCGGCTCAACGAGCTGGACACCGAGATGAAGGGCATGCGGGCCGACGGCAAGGCGCTGGAGGCGAACCAGGTGCGCATGTCGCACCCGGAGAGCTACATGATCACCATGGCCAACCACGCCGAGCGGGCGATCCAGAAGCTCAAGCAGCAGAAGTCGCAGCTGATCAAGGATGGCGCGCCGCGGGAGGCGGTGGCCGCCATCGAGCAGAAGATCACTGGCCGGATGGCTGCACTGAACCGCGCGATGGAGCGGCTGACGCCACAGTAGCGAGGAGGGCGCCTGTTAGCTCAGCAGCAGGCGCCCGACCGCGTAGATCGTCGAGCCCACCGCCGCAGCCCCAAGCACCAGCCAGGAGCCGGCCAGCACGATCTTCATGGCCTGCCCGGGCGTGACTGCCACGAACAGGCAGACCACAGCGAAGGCGAAGAACAGCCAGGCGAGCGTCATGCGCGCGACTGTACCAGCGGGCCGCGCAGGCAGATATGCATCACAATCATTCAGTCGACACCAGAATGGGTGGCACGAGTCCGCAGCAGTTCGTGGCTGTCCGGCGATTTTGGTAGTACCGTTGGTAGTACCGCGGCCTTCAGGTCGCTCTAAGTTGTTGATAAGCAACGATTCTGGAATCCCTCCGACTCCGCCACCGACGCGTTCGGTGGTGTCCAGAAAGCAAAAAGAGACCCGCTAAGTCGTTGATTTGGCGGGTTTTTTCTTGCCCAAGTGGCAACTTAGCGTTCGCAGCGGTTCGCTGACATCCGTTCATTGCGGTAGTACAGCCGGTAGTACCGGCCCTACCTGGTAGTACCATAGGCGCAACAAACGCTTGGTACGCCAATGAAAGGGGTGTCGCATGACCGAGAAGGACCGTGAGGAGTTCGTTGCCTACCTGCGCGCATGCAGCGACAGGCAGGTGCAGGGCGTGTTCGACAAAGAGGCCGCCGCTGGGCGCGCCGAGTATGCTCAGCTTGCGCGCGATGAGGCCGAGCGGCGCGGCATCACCCTCGAGGAGTGAGGGGTGGCCAGAGAGCTTCTAACCGCAAAGGGCCTGGCATCGAAGCTCGAGGAGGCCCGCGCCGAGGCCGCACGCAAGAACACCCGCGTGCGCATCCCAGACGGTGACAACCTGAACCTGATCGTGCGCGCGAACGGCGGCGCGTCGTGGGTTCTGGACTACCGGCTGCGGGGCCAGCGCAAGCCGTACACCATCGGCAGCTGGCCGACGACGACGCTTGCCGCGGCGCGCCAGCGCGCCAACGAGGTGCGAGAGAAGGTGGCCAGGGGCATCGACCCCCTCGAGGAGAAGCGAGTCGACCTGGAGCGCCAGGTGGTGGAGCGCGCCGAGGCGCAGTCCCAGCAGGACACCGTGCGCGAGCTGATGGAGGACTGGCTGGCCAAGCACAAGGGCAGCCGGGTCTACGTCGGCAACATCCGGGCCGCCTTCATCAAGGACGTGCTGCCAGCCATTGGCGGCCTGCCGCCCCAGGACGTGACGCGCGAGCACGTCGTCAAGATCCTGCGCAGCATGGAGGGCAGAGAGGCGCTCGTGATGCTGCGCCGGCTGCGGATGTGGCTGCGCCATATGTTCGAGTTCGGCTGCGACGACGAGGGACGGCCGAAGCTCTCCGCCATTCCCGTCCCAACCGGTCACCTGCGGTCGTTCATGGCGCCGTCGTACGGCAACTTCGCCGCCATCAAGGACGCCGATCGCGTGCCGTCGCTGATGCGCGCCATCCGAGGCTACGGGTCAACGATCGTTCGCCACGCACTGCTGTTGTCGGCCTACGTCTTCCAGCGCCCCACCGAGATCCGTGAGGCTGTATGGGAGGAGTTCGACCTTGAGGGCGGGGTGTGGCGCATACCCGCCGCCCGAATGAAGAGGGGGCGCGAGCATCTAGTGCCGCTGGCCCCGCAGGTCGTTCAGCTGCTGCGCAGTCACCAGGGCGTCGTCGGCCGCAGGGGGTTGCTGTTCCCTGGCCGCAAGTACAACCAGGCCATCAGCGAGAACACCCTTGAGACGGCGCTGCACGGCCTGGGCTTCAAGGGGGAGCACACACCGCACGGCTTCCGCGCAATGGCGCACACGATCCTGGCCGAGGTGCTGGAGGTGGATGAGCGCTTCATCGAGAAGCAGCTCAGCCACGAGGAAGAGAACAAGGTGAAGCGGGCCTACAACCGAGCCGAGTTCTGGGAACAGCGGGTCGAGATGATGCGACGCTGGGCGGACTGGCTTGACGCGCAGGTCTAGTCGACGGCTACGTTCCCGCCGCCAGGCTTTCTCAGCAGTTGCTCCAGCTCACCCTGCAGTTGACCGATGGCCCAGACGATCGCAAGCGCCGCGACTTCCCTGCAGCTGACGTTCTTGCCTTCGAACCCGGAGACGATGACCCCATTGCGGTCGACGGCAACCTTGCCGCGCTTGGTGATGCAGGCGTTGTCGGAGCTGTCAAGCATCGCTATGCGGCCTCGACAACAGCCACGCGTCTACCTCGTGCTCGACCCATGCGCTGGCCGTTCCGAGCTTGCGCGGCCGAGGGAAGCCTGCGGTCTTGATGGCCTCGTAGATGGCGGTCTTCCCGAGCGTGGTCTTCTTCTGCACGTCGGGCATGCGGAGCATCACCACCGGTCTGGCTTCATGCTGAACTGCTTGCATGGTCTTCTTTCAGGAACATCCACGGCTCGACCTTGAACGTAGGCACGGCGACGCCGTCGACCACCGGCTCGAGGGCGATCGACTGCTCGGTCACCTGTGGTCCCTCGAAGAATAGGACCACAGCTCCGCGCGAGAAGTAGATGCTGTGGACCTGGTAGTACTTCATCGAGTAGCACTCGCCCTCGTTGTAGACGTGGTCCTCGAAGCCCCACCTTGACACGCTGCCGGGCTCATGGATGTAGCGTCCGATGTCCCCGTCATACTTCAGGCGAACCTGTCGGTACAGGTCTGCAGACGTATCGCTTCGCCAGATGCGATTGCGCACCGTGCCACGCAGCACCCATGACTGAAAGTCGAACCGGTGACTGTGAGGCGAGATGGGCTCAACGTGCTCACGGGAGCACTCGAACATCCGCACGGTCCCGCGCGGAGACGGCTCACCGATAAGCCAGCTCGTGAGGCCAGGGATGGCGTAGTTGCGCACCGGCGAGTGCCGCATGCGCATGAGGGCCGCGATGTCGAAGTTGGCGGCGTTCATGCCGCCTCGCACCAGTACGACATCTCATCGGCTGCAGCGTCCTCCGGCGTGAGGAATTCGTCGGCCAACTCGATCGCGTCTTCTGCCGCCTGGTTTGCCTTGTCCTGCGACAGGCCACCTTGCTCGATCAGCACCTTGGCGTAGCGGCGCTTCCATTCGTCCTTGCTGATGATCGTCATCACGACACCTTCTGCGCGCGCTGCTCCTCGACCTTGCTGACGATCTGGTCGGCCAGCTCGAGGTCGGTCTTGTCGGTTGCTGCATCCAGCCCGAGCGCGCTAACCGCGTCGATCAGCTCGCGCTCGGTGATCGTGCGGTCGCTCATGTCCATGCTGTTCATGACTTCACCCCGTTTGCTTTGCTGGCGCTCGCGGCCCTTGAGGCCTGGCGAGCGATACGCTGGTTGTTCAACATAGAGCCGGCGAGCTTCATCAGCTCAGCCGTGTCCGCTTCGCTCATGCCGGCGGTGTGAGCCGCCCCGCTGAACGACAGCAGCTGCGCCGCAGTGGCCGACAGCGCGGACAGATCCACGCCGGAGCGCTCTGCGTCGACCTGCATCTTCGCCAGGATGTCGGCGGCAAGCATGGTCGAATAGACCGCCACGAGCGCGTTGGCGAAGGCGTCACCCTTGATGCGCGCCGAGTTCTCAACGATCTCGCGGACGCCATCGGCGTAGTCCTCCATGATCTCGTTTCGATTCACTGGTCCTCCTCCTGAATGGCGGAGATGACCCTCTCCGCGTTGGGCTGCAGTATATACAGAAAGTTTGTCGCTACAACAAAAACTTATTGTCGCGCCGAACGAAATCAGGCCTGGGATTTACCCTGCTTATCCCGCTGGTTCTCGAGCGCGATCACCGCGCCGGCCAGGTAGACGATGCCGCCGTACATCTCGGCAATGGCTTTGTCGAGATCGCTGAAGCCCAGCGCCTCGCTGCTCTTCTTGGCGGCCTGCCCAGTGGCGAAGCCGACGCCGCTCAGGCGGATCAGATCCTGCATCGGCTGCTCGTGGAACGGCTTCGCGTTGGCGTGACGCTCCTTGCCCTTGCCAAAGGCGGCTTGGCGATATGCTCCGCGCAGAGCCGAAGCGAGGCGCTCATAGCCCGGCTCGCTCATTCGCTCGACCGCCATGTCCTCGTCGGTCGGCGTCAGCTCGAAGACGTCGAGGCCATCGATCTTGAGGCGCGCGGCATCCTTCGGGCCCTCGACAAAGCGCCGGCCGTCGGGCACGGATGCGGCGCCTGGCCAACGTCCGGGACCGTCGCCAGGTACGGGCAGGATGGCGTGGGGTGACGTTTGGTTCATCAGCTCTTCCTCTTCGTTTTTGCCGGCTTGCGCCAGCAGGTTGAACACACCCAGAGGCCGGGGCGCTTCTGCACGCCGCCAGCCTCCTCTGACCGCTTGCCGCATTTGTCGCAGCAGCGCAGCGGTCGATAGTTCAGCGGCGTGCCGGCCATGTGGACGGTGCCGGTGCCGTGGAAGTTCATGCGGGCTGTTCTGCTTGCTGCTCGAACTGCAGCCCCTGCTGGCGCGCGATCAGCTCGTTCTCGCGCGCCACGAGCAGGTCCAGCGGGATGTCGAGCGCGCGAGCCAACTGGGTGATGGCGCCCAGCAGATCCCTCATCACGTACAGCGCTTCGGCGCGCTGGTGGATCTTGGCCTCGATGTGCCCATGCATCAGGTTGACACCCAGGCCGACCGCAGCGACAGCCATCTCCTGCATGACAGCCGAGGAGATGCCGGTCGGCGCGGAGACGATGCTCATCAGCTGGAACAGTTCGCCGGCCGCGTCGAGCACGTCGCTGAAGCTCTTGCCCACGGTCTTCGCGTCGGCGCCGCTCAGCAGGAACCGGGCCGCCGTCTTGCTCCAGTCCTCGAGCTGGTCGAAGATCTCCGGCGAGGTGAGTTCGTCGCGCGAGACCCAGCCGATCAAGTCGATGGCGCCTTCCTCGGCGACCAGCGGCTTGTCGTCATCGATCAGGCAGACGGTGAGCAGACCCAAATGGACGCGGCCGACAGCATCTGCGGGCGTGTACATCAGGGCGCAATGGGAGGGGAGATCGACGGTCAATCCGATCTCCTCCAGCACCTCGCGCTCACCGTCGCGCTTCAGCAGCTGCAGCAGCGACTCGCCATCGGCCGGCAGCTCTTCGACGTGGCCGCCCCAGCCGATCGAGATCTTGGCCTTGAGGCGGTCCTCGCCGCTTGCGGCACCGCGGCGATAGGCCAGGAACTGGCCCTCGCTGTTCACGAGCACGATGTAGGGGATGAGCTGCAGCAGCGACTCGTCGTGCTCGCATTGCTCGCGAGGCACGAGCTTCACGGGGATCTGCTCGATGCCCCCCTCGATGTTGATGATCAGACCCTTGTCGCCCGTGGTGGGCAGGTCCAGTACGGCGCGTTCGATGCAGAGGGCTTGTTTCATTGGGCGGGTTGCTTGGTGGTGATCTCGAGCTGGCCGCCGAGTGCGTCGACCAGGTCGGGAATGAATCGGCGCATCTCTCCGGTGAAGATGGCCACGTCGGTGTCGAAGGCGTCGGCCTCGGACTCGCTCGATGCGCTCTCGAACACGACGTCGAGCAGCTGCAGCTTCTTCAGGACGAGGGCCTCGGTGAGCACGAACGACACGCGGCCGCTCCAGGTCATGGCCAGGCGCGTCGGCAGCTTGCCCTGCTTGATGTGCTCACGCACCTCATCCATATCGAGGTTGTGCCTGCTGTAGCGCACGGAGGCTTTCTCGCTGTCGGGCTGCTTCAGCTCGCATTCGCGATCGATGCCGAAGCCGGCAGGAACCCCGGACTCATCGAGCAAGCTGGACGCCATGAACGACGTGGCCGTCGTCTGCGTCTGCAGCAGGTGGAACCGGCAGTCCGAGCCGAACACATCCGCCAGCAGTGACAAGGCGTCGTCGGCGCGCTTGCTGCCCGACGCATCGAGCACGAGCAGGGTGCTGTTCGGTGACAGCCACGCGAGCATGCTGGCGCGGCGCGGGAAGGCCTTCGGCAGCATCTCGTGGAGGATCTCCTCCTTCACCTCCTTGGCGCGCTTGCCCTTCGGCCGGCGGCCAGTCTCCTGCTGGATCTGGTCGAGACGCTTGTCGAGTTCGCGCTTCACGATCGGGCCAGGAACAGCTCGCGTCTCGGTAGCGATGCGCATGATCAGCTCGCCGCCGATGTTCTCGACAAGGGCGCCATGCTTCTCGCCGCGAGGCGGGACGAAGCCGGTCGACATGCGCTGCGTCGGTGCGCACTCGGCAAACGCACGCGCCTGCAGCCGCTCTTCGATGTCCTCCATGGCCGGCAGCGGATTGCTCCGCGCGATGCCATAGATGACGGCGTTCTTGAACACGGGTTGATCTCCTGAAGATGGGTCGCCAAACAAATTGTTGGACGCGGCCCCAAAGAGAGGGCGGCGCCGTAGCGCCGCCCGTCACACGTCGCCGCGCGTCAGGCGGCCTGGAGGGTGGCGGGGCGCACGGCCAACTTGATGCCGCTGGCCAGCGCGATGTCGACGAACGGGCCGTTGCCCAGGTGGCGCACACCCTTGACGGTGGCGGACACGGTCGCGCCCTTGCGCGTCTTGTGGGTCACGGCCTGGCCACGCTTGAACGCGACCTTGGCAGTCTTCTTCGCCGGGGTGGCGCTCTTCACGGTCTTCTTCGCGGCCACCTTGGTGGCGCCGGTCTTCGTGCTCATCGTTGATCCTCCAGAGGTTGATGATGAGTGGTTGAGAAAGAGTTTGCAGTACAACAAAAAGTTTGGCGCGTGTCAACAAGAAAATGAGCCGCGGTGTGCGGCCCATCGTGGGTGACATGTTCAGCGCTTCATGCTGTGCTCCTCGTGGTTGTCGTGGGAATCCATCAGCGTTTCCTGTTCTCTTTGCGGTACTGCGCCCACCTCGCGGGGTCGTCCGTCACGTCGGCGCAAAGCTGACCATCGATCGTGTCGAACAACCTCTGGTACTCCCCGATCGAGTTGACCTCGAATAGGCTATCGGATTCGGGGTGGTACATCAGACGCGGGTAGGAGGTCTCTAAAAAGGGATGTCGTCGTCCATGTCGTCGAAGCCAGTGCCGCTGCTCTGCTGCTGGCGCTGCGCCTGACGCTGCTGCGACTGCTGGCGCTGCTGGCTGTTGCCGCGCTGCTGGCCTTGCTGCTGGCGCTGCTGCGGCCTGGTGTCGTTGCCGTGATCGCCATCGCCGCCACCATCGCGGCCACCCAGGAGCTGCAGGCTCTCGGCCACGATCTCCGTGGTGTAGCGGTCGTTGCCGTCCTTGTCCTGCCACTTGCGGGTCTTCAGGCGGCCTTCGATGTACACCGGCCGGCCCTTGCGCAGGTATTCGCCGGCGATCTCGGCCTGGCGGTCGTACAGCACCACAGAGTGCCATTCGGTTTCTTCCTGGCGCTCGCCGCTTTCGCGGTTCTTCCAGTTGCGCGTGGTGGCGATGCGCAGGTTGCACACGGCCGCGCCGTTGGGCGTGTAGCGCACTTCCGGGTCGCGCCCGAGGTTGCCGAGGAGGATGACTTTGTTGACCGAGGCCATGAACGTGTGCTTTCCAGACGAGAAGAGAAATGCCGGCAGGGGGAGCGTGGCGGCGCTCCGCGCCAGCCGCAAGGTTACCGCAGCGCGCCGATGCCCCTGGCCTGGAACCAGGGGATTGCATCCGGGTTCGCCCGCATCGGGGCTGTCCCATAGGGTTCGCCTGCGGCTGGCAAGTCCGTCCAGACAGCGGGCACCGCGCTGGCTACCCTGCCGCCCGGCGTCATTCAGCGGCCACCCGGCGGCCGCCGCCATTGCCCCCCACTCACTCCACGACCCGCGCCCGCGCTGCCTCTTCCATGCCCACGCCCCGCCCCACCGCCATCGCGGCCGCCGTTGCGGCCCTTTCGCTGTCATCGTCGCTGCTGCTGCCGCTGCCCGCCGCCGCCCAGGCCGGCGCCGCGCCGCCCGCCGCCTCCGACGCCCCTGACACCACCGTCGCCCCGCAGCGCGTCGAGATCACCGGCACCAACATCAAGCGCATCGACACCGAAACCGCCGACCCGGTGCAGATCATCCGGCGCGAGGACATCCAGAACAGCGGCGCCACCACCGTGCGCGAGCTGCTGGACACGCTGCCGTCCACCAACAACGGCCTGTCGGACCTCACCGGTTCCAACTCCTTCGCCAGCGGCGGCACCAGCGCGTCGATGCGCAACCTCGGCAAGCAGTCCACCCTGGTGCTGCTCAACGGCCGGCGCCTGTCGCCCTATGCGCTGGCCGACTTCAACGAGGTCTTCACCAACATCGACACCCTGCCGCTCGGTGCGGTGGACCGCGTCGAGATCCTGAAGAACGGCGCCTCGGCGGTCTACGGCTCGGACGCGGTGGCCGGCGTCATCAACATCATCACACGCAAGGACTACCGCGGCTTCGAGGCTGGCGGCTCGTACGAGCAGTCGCTGGTGAGCCACCGCTTCGGCGAAGGCAGCGTGCACGCCACCTGGGGGCTCGGCGACCCCGAGCGCGACCACTACAACCTGCTGGTCAACGTGGAGCACATGCACCGCGACAACGTGATGTGGCGCGACGTGCTGCCCTACACCAGCGACGCCACGCGCGCCGCGATCCCGCAGGGCACCGCGCAGTACTCGACCTACAGCTACCCCGGCAACCTGATGGGCGACCGCAGCCAGGGCGTGGCGCCGAAGGCAGTGGACGGCTGCGACCCCGCGATGGTCATCAATGGACTGTGCATGTACGACCGCTACACGCGCTTCGAGGCTCAGCCGGCGGCCGACCGCACCAACCTGCTGGTCTCCGGGCACCTGTTCCTCGGCGACGCGATGGAGGCCTTCAGCGAGCTGCTCTACGCGCGCACGCAGACGCGCTATGTCGGCACGCTGCCGTACTACGGCTGGGCCCAGTCGCCGGTGCAGTGGAGCGACCCCAACAGCGACAACATCAACACCTTCTACTACCGCGGCCTGCCGGCCGAGCATCCGCTCAACAACATCGGCCAGGAGGAAGAGTTCCGCTACCGCTTCCTGGACCTGCAGGACGCCGGCGTGGTCGCCACGTCCGACAACTACCGCTTCCTCACCGGGTTGCGCGGCACCACGCGCGGCTACGACTGGGAAACCGCGCTGTCCTTCCTGGGCGGCGGCGCGAAGACCGACGAGCGCGGCAGCTTCAGCAACAGCGGCT